TGCGGCTTTTGGTGAAGATGTTTTCTTTGTTAATCAAAAAACAAAAGAAGATGATAATATAGTAGAGTTCGAATTGGTTTCACTGCTTGAGTTGCAGAACGCAAGCGTGCCAGCTAGAACAGTATACTCTAATAGTTGTCCTTGGCAGTACAGAGGAGATATAGGTTGTGGATATAAAGGTAAGCCAATATCAAATGGTAAAAATAAAAGGTTTGTGCCAAGCGGTTATAATGAAGATATGGTTGGGTCTGAAGTATATTTTAGCGGCGAATTTAAAACAAAAGAGTTTGCTAAATTTGAGGAAGGAAATGTTTATCCAGATTGGTCTATAACTTCTACCTATTCCAAAGGAGATACCGTTAAGCTAGTCCCTTACGATCATGATTCTTCATTGAATCCTATTGATATTTATGTTTGCCTGAATGATGGTGTTAGGTCGAACCCTATTTACGATACAGAAAATTGGGTTTTAGATGATTGTGATAGAAGTTTATGCGGATGCAGGCTTAGATTCTCAGATTCAGCTACAGGAGCTGGAGGCGGAAAAAGAATTACAGAGAACCCAGAGGGTAAGGATCAGTTCTGGACCGAATCAGAAGAAGGTCTTCCCTTTGGAGGTTTTCCCGGAGTTGACCCTTATGAGTTTAAGTAAATGTTTGAGAGAGAAGTCATAGTTCATGCAGAGAGCAATCCAGAAGAAGAAGTGTGTGGATTTATTTTGCTTCATAAAGATTTAACTGTATCAGTTGAGCCCGCAATAAATGAACATTCGGCGCCAAGAGATTGCTTTACAATATCGCCAAAAAGCTTCATAAAACATTCTATAGGCAAAACAATAGTAGGAATATACCACTCTCATCCAAGGAGCAACGAGAGGCCTTCTCCGCCAGATATAGCTATGTCTGAGGAAATGGGTATTCCTTATTTAATCTACAGCGTAATAACCAAGAAGTTTTTTCTTTATTACCCCGAAAGCTATGAGCCAGAAAAGCTTACTGGAAAACCTTACATCAAGGGCTTCTTTGAATGCACCTGTATGTTCAAAGACTATTTCAAAAAAGAACTAAACATAAACATATCTAAATGGAACGAAAACTATTGGCTTCCACAAGAAGATAAAGACGCAAATAAACTATTAATAAATATATTAAATAATAATTTAAAAAAAATAGAAGATAAAAAATTACAAAAACATGATGTAATATTATTTCAAGTAAAGAAAAATTTTAGATATCATGTTGGTATATATTGTGGGGATGATTACTTCTTGCATCAGGCCACTGGTATTTTATCCAGGAGAGAGTTGTTGGACGAACGCTGGCAAGCAAAAATAAAAGAAGTGTACAGACATCCATCGTTAGTGTAAATATACATAAGGAAAAAGGATGAAAAGGGTATTTTTACACGGAGAACTCGGGAAAAAGTTCGGTAAGGAATGGAAGCTAGACGTTAGCTCTCCGTCTGAAGCTGTGTCTGCACTGTTCGCTAACGATAGAGAAATAGAATCATACCTTAACAAGAAAGAAAAAGCAGGAATATATTATGGTGTAAAAACAGAGCAAAGTGACAACTTTATAGATCAAGTTGATTACGTGTTGCCAACAAAAGAAAATATACATATATTTCCTATGCCGCAAGGAGCTGGATTTATTGGAGGACTAATAATGACAGCATTAACAACCGCTGCCAGCATGTATGTTAATAAAAAAATAGCCGAAGCTATGGAACGAGACGATTCTACCTTGGCGGTGCAAACTGAATCTTTTATATTTAATGGTGGAGAAAATAGATACCAACAAGGGTCTACTGTGCCGGTTGGGTACGGAAGGATGAAGATTGGCAGTAATGTCGTATCGGCATGCACTGTAAATTATGATTATGATTCAGAAAGAGGGCAGGTTATAAATTTTGAAGACGGCTTATATAGTTTGGTGCCAGGTTATAGTAAACACTACATACCTGAAGCAGGGCCACTATTATCTTCTCTTGTTTCTAATTTGTTCGATGGAAAAAGTAATTTTAAGGCTTCAGATCCAGCATACTTATTTCTTAAAAAATCATTGCCTAATACTTACTTTGGAGCAAACGATGGTGTTTATGGTCAATATGTTGATGCAGACACGCAAAGAAAAGAGACAACCACGTTTAAAGAAAAGAGCGGAAATTTTATTGGGGGATACTATTACTACGAATATAACTGGTTTAAAGGCGTAGATGTTAGAAAAATGGGTACTCCCGGGGTTGGCCACCCTGGAAATTGGATTGCTAATTCAAAGGCTGATAAGGACTACAAAGTTAAGGCGTCTGACGCGGCTACTAGTTCATTTGTATGCCTACAGAGTGTACCTACCCCCGACGATAGTATAGAATTTGGAGATTTCTATCCCGTGTCTTTTGCTAAAGATGGAGAGCTTGATTATATAGCGGGAAAAGATCAGTCGAAGTCGTATGATGGTTTCTTTCCTATACCGGTTGGACAAAGATGGAGGAACGCTAATAAGAATGATGGAGTTGGGTGGTTTAAGCTTGAGTCCGCTTCCATATATAAAGCAATCGACTTAGTGTGTGAAGGATCAATAGAAGGTTTTTGCGATAAGAATGGGAAAACCCTAAAGTTTAATAAGAATGCAGAAAAAATAGATGACCCCCTTGACCCTAAGTTTTTAAGAAATACTGGAGATGATTATCTGCAAGGCGTAATATTGGATGACTCACAGGTTAAGGAGGTCAATTTAAACACAAAAAAAGATGCATATAATATCAATGAATTCGATATAGACATAGCTCAAAGCAGGAGCGAAGTTATAGGCGCAGATAATCAATCTCTTCTCGAACCTCAATACTCGTTCAGCGCAAACACTAAGGACATAAATGCTGCACTTTATGGCCCTAGGGAAATAAACACGAATAATATAACAGATAACGCTAATGATTTAGCTGAGTTTCAAAAAAATAAACCTTATGCGCAAGGAGATTATGTTTCATACCAGGAGGGTGCTGGAGAAAAATACACATACAAAATAAACTCTAGTTTGAATAATTTATTCAATAGATACGGAAATCATAACTATCAGGGCGATAATACGGAAATAACTTACATCCAAAACGGAGAGCTTGCGGAGTTTTATTTAACTACCGAAGTTATAAATCAATACCAAACATTTTCTGGTGAATATGTTGATGTTGATGATAATAAATTTTATGAACCAGGGGACAAGGTTAGATCCAAGAAGTACGATGGTGGTGTTGGTTATTACAAAATGGGGGAAGATGCTGGTGATTTCATTGGACTATTTGATGAAAATTCAGAATATAAAAATAGCGAAAATAAGGTTATCATGATTCCGCTAGAAAGCACCGTAAATGTTAGCTCGAGCATCTATAAAATAACTGGAGACTATGAGCCCGGAAAGCAAATAGAGTTCGCGCCTGAGCAATTTAGGACGATGACGCTCAATGATTTCACTAAACCTTTATCTGCAAAAGAGAGAGATAGCGACAAAGAGGTGACAACCGACCCATTGTATATAATGAAGTATACAGAAGATGAAGATGTTTCATCTAAGGACTGGTTTAATGAGGAAGATATTACACCTGGAAATATTGCAGGATTGTGGCAGAAGATAGAAATAAATGGAGTAAAAGATATTAAAAATGGAGCAGGTGGTCCAGGAGTAGATGGGGAGGATCGTGCAGATTTAATAAGTAAGATATTTTTATTAGCTGGCGTCGCCGATCAAAAAGCAATTAGAACATCAGAAGAAGAATATTACGTAAGTCATACTATAATAAACCCCCTGGTGGAGCAGGCTTATGTTACTTTTCAGATAGACGAACTAGCTTATATTTACGAGGGAGATACTGTAGAAGTAACTTATGAAATAGGACGGCTATGGCTTTACGTAATGGGAACTTTGGCGGCGTATTACATCTATCAAGGCACTATTGGCGCCTCAAGAAAATTAGCCGAAGGCACTAATGCCGCAAAAATTTCTGTTGCTAGTATGCCCCCTTCCCCTGGCGCAGCAGCCTTGGCTGGGTATAGAATGTTAGATGCTGCTGACGACGCTTCTAGGGGTCTATTGTGGGGAGCAGTTCTTGCTGCACTAACATTAGTTATTAGCAACAATGATTCTTTTAAAGTAGGAGAAAAAATAGAGAACGCAGGTGAAATATGGCCAAACAAAGCTAAGTTCAGGATAAAATATGGCAACGAGGGGGAAATACCTTATTCTACCGACGTATACATTTATGGGGTCGCAACTTCCCCATATAGAAAAGATATAAAAATATACTTGCCGCCAAATCCCTCAAGAAAAGATAGGGATATTAAAGTTTACAAGCTCAATAGGGAAAGGAATCCAGTAAAAGAAGGTGAACAAGCGGCAAGATACAAAGAGAGATTTTTGCTTGCAGCTATTACGGAAATAACCCCAGTTCAGTTGAGTTACCCAAACTCGGTTGTTATTGGCACTAGAGTTAATGCAAAAGATGTAGCCTCAATACCAAAAAGAAACTACCACCTAAAGTTAAAGAAAGTGGCAGTTCCAAGTAATTACGACCCGGAAACAAGGCAGTACGATGGAAACTGGGGTGGAAGATTCAAGGGGCAAGCATCTAAAGAAGATCCGGTCCCTGAGGAAGCGAAACTTTGGACCGACAACCCAGCCTGGTGTTTGTATGATTTAATATCAAGCAAAAGATATGGAGTAGGTAAGTTTGGAATAAAGCCCGAAAATATAGACAGGTGGACTCTTTACAGGATAGCGAAATATTGCGATGAGTTTATTCCGACTGGTTACAGCTCGAAAACTCCTAAAAGAAAATTCTCTTTGTCCGGAGAAAAAACTATATCAATAACCGCAGAGGGCCCTTATGATGATGCGGATTTTCAGGGCGAATATAATCACACGAATAAAAAACTAGCAATTTATTATAATCACGGAATATGCGAATCTATTAAAATAATTGGAACAACATTATCTGGCAAGAAAATAATACTAGAGAGAAACCCAGCTCAGGAGTCAGGGGAGTGCGCTGTAGAAATAGACTATCCATTGGTTGAGCCAAGGTACACATTGAATGCATTTTTAATGAACTCCCAAAATGCCTTTAAGTTAATAAATGAATTTGCTGCGATATTTAGAGCTTTTGCTTATTGGTCAGGGGGCGCAATTAACTTCTTTCAGGATCAGAAAAAAGATTCAGTAATGTTGTTTGCTAACAATAATATATCCAAAGAAGGATTCTCTTATTCTAGTACGCCGAAAACAAGCAGGACTAATTCGTGTAAGATAAAATACGTGGACAAGTACAATATGTTCAGAGCAAAAATGGAACATTCTGAAGATAGAAAATCCATACAAGAGAATAATATCATAGAGCAAACCATAGATGGGTTTGGAATAACTTCTCAAGCTCAAGCAAAAAGGGCTGCTGACTTTTTAGTCAAAGGCGCAAACATGGAAACAGAACTATTGTCTTTTGTTACCAGTTCGCTTGGATCTTATCTCAAGCCAGGAGATGTCATAGATGTTTTAGATAACAAAAGAACCATAGGTAGGTTTGCTGGTAAAATAGTTGATGTTGAAATAAGCGGAGACGGAAAAACTGCGGAACTAATGGTCGATTACCCAATAAGAACAATAATAGAAGAAGATGATAAGGACACATGGAAGCAAATAACAATTTATAATACCTCAGGAAATCAAACAATTGAATCATTGGATGATTTAGGGGAAGTAACGGACCAGCAAATAGAAGACATGAGGGCCGAGCAAATAAAAAAGTTCACGGTTAATAAGATTTATGAGAACGACACTAAACTAAGGTTGGTTAATAACCCATATAGTCATGTAACTGGTGAGTACACTTGGGTTGAAGCCCTAAAGGATGCAGAAGAGCGCGGAGGGATACTTGCGACCATAAACAACGAAATGGATCAAGTAATGGTTCAGGCTATGTTGCCAGAAGATGAGATGGCGTGGATAGGTGGATATTATTTAGAACTTCCGATACCTGAAAAATTTATATGGCATCAACCGCAAGAATGTGACAGTAACGAAATAACATTTTTTAGCTGGCTTGATGGATACCCTAGGGTGGCAAAAGAAATAGAGTCAGACCTGGCGTCAGAAGGAAACTTGGAAACTGATCACATATGCCCTCTAGGCACACTAGACATAGCGGCAGATAATGAGTTCCCTGGAGAAATTTTTATAGCAGTTAGTGGTTCTGAGAATAATTCAATACATGGAGATTGGGTTACATTGAGTGGGGATACGAAACTTGGATACATTTTGGAAAAACAAGCTGATGAGTCGTTTTTTAATTTAAAAGACACTAAGGGTACTACTTTTATGATGGAGGATTCTGTCAACCTTGCAGAGCCCAAGAAATATAAAATACTAAACATAGCGGAATCTTCTAATGGCGTATACAATATTCAAGGATTAGAATACAACGAAGACAAGTTTGATAATATAGAAAGAGATTTATCCCTAACGCAACCAAAGTCACCGGTGATATTTACAGAAAATAGCATTGACCCACCCTCCGAAATAACAGTGGAAATATTGAGCGAAGACATCAAAAACAATATACCATACGGAGTAAAGGCTACTTGGTCAATGGTTATTGCTGCGGCAAGTTACAGGGTACAGTTCTTTAACGAAAACATTCTGCTGGCAACATTCGAAGTGCCTAACGATAAGACTGCTGAAACTATATCGCACGAATTTAGGAGCGAAAGAGTAGTCGAGAATGGTACTTATTACGCAAGAGTTTATTCAGTAACAACATAATGTCATTTAATAATTCCAGTCAAGTTCAAATACCTCTATCTAATCCCAGGTTAAAATACGGAAAAACTTTTAGGATTTCGAATATATATTTAAATTCATCTAGCGAGGTTCAAGATGTAAAAGACTTGCAGCCGTCTTCTGACTCAACGTCTTATTATAAGCAGAACTTTCAGACCTCAAACCTGAATTTAGAATGGGAGGTAATCGATCCAAGAAACGACTACATATATAAAAACCCATCAGACATAGAGAAGAACGTATACATAAGTGGTTTCGATGTAAACATATATGAAAACTACGGAAATTTAACAGGACAAAATGCTATAGACAATGGAACCAAGGTATTTTCTCAGTCAGGTCTATTAGGTAATACTTTAAACTATGAAATCACAGGGGACAACTATAGTAGAAATTATTCTGTAGAGATAACATTAACAGACTTTACTGGTAACAAGAATAGGGCAATATTGACTACCCAGAACCCGATGCCTAATTATTCTATTTTATCAACCGGAGTTGATATGGGAGTTTTTAATTGTAGTTATAGCGGGCTAACTGGAGGAAATGGATCAAGCATATCAAACGGTCTTAGATATCTAGAACTTTATAATTTTACTGGATTTGAAGGCGGCACTTTCCCTGACAAGAGCAAAGCTATAAGATCACAAACTGGCGATAATGGTTTTGTGTCTGTGGAGTTGACGCCTGGCGCCAATAATTATGTAATGTCAGTTCCTAAGGATTTATATTCTTATGGAGATATATCTGGATTTTTTAAACCTCAGGAGTATGTAACTGGGGTTGGATTTAGCGGGTTCATAGGGAACCCTGAGCAACCATTACTGATAGATTATAACCCAGCAATAAGAAACATTAATGGCTACAGGATATCTGGTGGCGATGCATATCGCTATACATTTGATTTGAATTACAACACTAGCAGTGATTTAATGACAACTTGCTACGGTGTGACAGGAACAGGTCAGACAACAGGTTCAGTACTTGGTTATGATGGTGAAATATTTTATGATAGCGGGGTTGCCTTTGATGCGACTTACAATTATAATAATACTGGGATTGAATATACATACGATAATTCACTGCCAATTCAGGAGGGTTTTAATACTGGAGAATTAAAAGATGCAGCAACTATAACTGGAGTAGGATTTACTGGATCTGGAACATATGGAAGTGGAGCGGGAGAATATTGGGCTGAATCTTTTCCTAAGTATACTGGATACGTTTCAAAGGATAATGGAGGTGGCGTAATATCAGGAGGAATTTACAACTATGGATATTACGACCCTTATGAAAATAAATTTAAATGCGCTAGTAACGAAGAAATAAAATCTGGAATACTGGAGACTAGGGGAATATATTCTATCCCTGTAAACAACCCGAATAGTTATGATATACAGTATCATGATGGAGTTAATTTTCAAAAGAGTTACGAGCAGGGAGCCTCTTATCTTAATTCGATAGGGCGCATGCCTGCGGTGATAATGAATAAATCCCAATTGACTAAGATTTCTGAAATTAGCGGAGGGATTGGATGGCTAGGGTTAAGGCGGAACAAGGTTGGGGTTATGACTAGTTTGTTCTCTGAGGATTTTAGCAATCAATCATTCCTTGAAAGTATAAACATAGATCAGGAGCAAAGTAGAGACATACAGATAACAAACCTAACTGGAGGAACGGAAAGCTCAAGGCTGGAAATAAATGATGTAGGGGAGTATTGGTGTTGGACAAACTCAAGCGGAACTCATATATATAAATATGCAGGAAGTGGATACGAAAAAACAAGAGAGGCTCATTTAAAATTAGACATAAAGAGAAATAGTGATGATTATCTAATATATACCACAGGATTTAAAGCTGAATCTAGACCGGTAGAAATAAATGAAATGACTGGAATATCCGGTGGGTTAGATATACGTTTTCGATACAACTTTGAAGATCATTATTATGAGTCTGGACTGCAGCAGGGGGACCAGACAAATTATAATTTAATCCAGGCAAACCTATACACGGGAGACACTTATGGATTTTCTATTTCAGATGATAATTTATACAAATCGTTTAAAGAAGATCAGCCAGGAGATACAACAATAGAAGCATTGCAATCTGGGGTGGATTTCTCATACAATGAAGATGGAGATAATCCTCCTGGATTTTTTCAGATATTACCATTTGACACAATTGGAACTGGAGTTTTAGCGGACGTTAATAAAATCATAGCTGAAGCTGAAGGCGGAAACCCTGAAGACCCCATAAAATTAATACAGAATGATCAAATTACCATTGTGAATCTTGATGGAATGCGGGCCGCTAATCAGAATTACATAAAAGTTAAATTTCCATTCGAGCATGAATATGCGCCGATAGTTACTTTTGGTATTGAGTATGATGGTGGAGACGAAACGATGTCTTATTTAGGAGCAATGGTAGTTGGGAAAGCGAGCACCAAGGATGTGTCGTTTTTATTTACAGAAATACCTCCAAGCGATGGGTACTCTCTTTATGTTAGATCTGCTAGCGGAAACACTAAGACAAGGGAGTTTATATTTAAACCATGGAGCCCCACTGTGGCTTCTTTATTTGCGTGGTACGACGCAAGCGACATATCCACCATAACGGAATCTGCTGGAGTCGTGTCTCAAGTTGACGATAAGTCAGACAATGGATTCCACTTAAATGTATTAACCGCCAATAAAGTTGGACCCAAGACGGGCGTAGAGACACTTAATAATTTAAACGTACTAACCTGGGACTTACCTGCTCAGGTGCTTGAGAATAATTCTTTTGCATACGATCAAAACTCCAAGGCATTATACTTTGCCGTAATTTTCAAATGCAATATAAATAGCGAGCAGGATTTCATTATTGCTGGCACTGAAAATAGTGGGCCTGGTAATAGAATGTCGGTAAGGAGGAATGGTAACTTGAATTCAATTCAAATATTAGGGGGCAGTGGAACAGGTTCAAGTAACAGCCTTGCCACACCCCAAAACACCGCCAATGAGGGAGAGGATCTTTTACTTGTTGTCAAATTTAACGGAAGTAATTCTACCATCAGGATTGATGGAGAAATTGAAAATTCAGGGAACATTGGCACCAATCCATTTTCATCACTTAATGTTGGAGCTAATGAGTCAGAGCTTGCCCCAATAAATGGATACATTGCCGAGCTCGTATTCTTTGAAGACTCTTCAGCCCAAGAAAAGATGGAAGGATATTTAGCTCACAAGTGGGGAATGTCTAGTAAACTGCCACAAGGCCATCCATATAAGTTTGTGACACCACAAGCTTAAGATATTAAGCTTATAAGTATCTTGGCGTCTTTGACCGAAATGTCATCCCAGTCTTTCCAGGATTCTATATTTTTATTTTGGTAGATTCCTTCTTTTTTATCTTGCCAGCATTTTTTAATAAAAGGCTTGAATTCTTCAAACGATTCAGTAGAGAGAATACTTTTTGCTCTATTTTTTAGAGTAGTTATAGGGCTAAATGGATCACTTTTTTTAGAAGAATCTTGATGCGCAGGAGAGTTTGGATTTGATTTATCAATTTCGTCGTCTCCAACGATATGCACATTGAGGAAGTTTCTGACGCATCTAACAAAAGACCTATTGCAGGCTATAGTCTCTAGAAATTTGGTAGCAAAACTACTTGTGTTTTTTGTGCTTGCGTTAGCCATGTCTTCGAAAGAAACAGCTTCGCCTCCCGTTTCATAATTTGGAATAAAAACAGTGTTGCAAGTAACCGCAACATGATCATCTTCACACTTATCCATAGAGTAGGATATGCTTGAAAACCCTCTAAGCCTGGCAAGCTCTTTGATTCCGCTAAGTTTGATTAACAGCTGGTTGTCCTTCAGCCCTTCGATTGATCTTGGCATGTCTTTATTTCTAGCTTGAAACCAAAGTTTGTTGGGAAATAAGTGCTCTTCCTTTATCATTGCTCTCCAGTTGACTGAGCCATCTTCATTGAAGACGTATTGTATGTTTTTTAGTAAGCCGTTTTCGTCCCTGTTGAATAACGAAGGGCCTGTGGAGTTGTCTATTTTAGAATCTGTTTCAATTTTTTTTGCCTTTACCATGATTGTATATGTTAAAATGTTCTACTTCTTCCCAAAAGTCATCAGTGTCGATGATTTTTGATTTTTCTTTATTGTTTGTAATTCCAGCTTTCCAGTGCGCTTTACTTGCGTATTCTTTACTATCGCATATAAGTACTTTATTGCTTTCATAGAACGTATTATCACATATTTCTTCACAGAAGTCAAGATCTTTTTTTAGGGTCACTTTGTATTCCTCAACAGTCCAATCGAAGAACTTGAATCTAAGTTCTGATAATTTGGATGAATCCCTGCATATTAAGGAGTATTTAACACCTAGAGAGTTTAAATAATTTAGATACTCTTTGTCGAAGTTTCCATCCTCCAGGAACAAAGTCATCGCAACGATATTCGATTTGTTGATATGATCTAATGTAATCTTTGTTGAAGTCATCAAATTAGACCTGTAGTTCAGCCAAGAAGAAAGTCCTTCGTTATTCGCCCCATAGTCACACCTTAAATTAATCAAGGAGGACTGCTTGAATGCTTCTGGCGCAGGAGTATTTGGTACCGCCTCGACTACACGACTATGGAAATGCCTGCCTATATTTAATGTATATAGGTTGTTTAGGTCATGCTTGATGTTTAATAAATCTAAAACTGCGCAACCTATTTCTTCAGGCTTAACTTCGTTTACTCTTTTTATAGATTCATGGTTTGAGAGAGATGGTTTTATCTCGGAAAAATCAGGAGAAATTAATTTTACTTGTGATTTCTTATTCCATATTGGACCAGAGCATTCTGGGAAAAGGTTCGAGTAGAGGCATACTATTTTTTTATCAAAGCAGCTCGCTATATGGACGGGAAGACTATCTATACCAAAATGCAGTAACGACTTACTGGATACGTAGGTCATTTGTTTGAACGAACAATTTAGTAAATTAAAATCACAATCATTTAGTACGACATCATCTTTTCCGCCTATTTGTATTATATCTATTCCTTCTTTTTTTAAGAAGGGTTTAATCATTTGTATAGTTACAGCCCAATAATCATAATGTCTTGCTGGAGATTTAGTGTTGTTGGTGTGGAATGTTATAAATTTCTCAGAAGGTATTGGGTAGAAGTGGCCAATGATTTCGGGTTGACCTATTTTGACACCAAGTGATTTTGCGTATTCTTCAGCGATATGACTCATTTTTCTGCGGTATAATATTTTTGTTCTTTAATTTTTGAATTAGTTAAATTATTAATTTCATTTTTAATATTGAATCTTTTATCATTCTCTCTGTATACTGATATAGATATGTTTATAAACTCCTGATCTAATTCTTTATTCTTTTCTTTATTTCTTTGGTGTTCTAGTATGTCCCAGAGGTTTTCGTTGACGTCTGTTATATCTGAGAGTAATGACTTTAGTTCTGGTTTTATTGATATGCGTTCCTCGCACAAGGGAAGCAGTAACTCGTACTCATTATTCACATGAGAAAGCTTTTCTGGATCGTTAATCTTTCTCCTCTTAACTTCTAGTACGGAAATTCTATCAAACAGTTCTCCTACTGATATGGGTACCGATAAGATACTTTCATCCTTTGAGATCATGGCAATAAATCTAGTTGACTTTTGTCTCTACCGTTATGCGTATAGTTTAATATTTTTTGAGTTCCGATATGGGGAAGGTATGCCACGTCAAAGTATCCTTTGTGTTCACCCATGCCCTCTAGAAAAGTCAAGGAATCGATCTGATTGCTGTATGGTATTAATTTATGCACAGAAGGATTGTCCTCAATAAAAGGATAAAACTTTGGGTCTGTTATGAAATATATATTATGAGATGGATAGAGCGACTTAAGATTAGACATCAGAGAGTTAACCCACAATACATCACCGGCGCTTCCAGGCATAACTACAGCAATCCTATTCTCTGCGCCTTCGTCATCAAGTAATTGCTCAAAATCAAAAGAAGATGGAATTGAGGAATTTTCTTTATTGGCAACATCTTTGAAGAATTGAAGCACTTCACCTCTTGTTTTTCCTTTTGAAATTTCACTCATCCAATACTTGTGGCCTTCGTCAGTCTTTGCATTGACGTCCATGATCAGTATATTTTTATAAATATCAACTAACCACTCTGAGTCACAAGTTATATTTCTTGGGATGTAATTAGGGTTCCTTGGTTTATCTTTGAAGTCAAAATCAAAATCATGATCAGGCATTGAATCAAAGATCTCTTCTAATTGGGCACCGATTACTTCTGGGGAGAAATTATCTATAACGAACTTTCTTCCAGTTTTGCCCATCTTGGCCCTCTTGTTGGCTTTCATTTTGAAAACTTTTGTCAACTGCTTGGCGATACTAGATGGATAAGTGCTGGCCTTTATGAATTGAGTTCCAGGCTCCCTGTATTCGGCCCAGTCAAGTGGGAAGGATCCACTCTCTAAGGTTGAAGTGTCTTCGCCGCAGCTATAGTTTGTGACGAGCGTTACAAGCTCGGTGAGCTTAGCTTCTTGGATTGGTATTTCTTGGCCGCCAGAAGTGAATGGGTGACAGTATACATCCATTAGGTTGTATATTTCATTTAGCTGATTTTCAGAAACCCCAGCTTGTACGTTTGTGGTGTTTTGGCTTTTCTTCGATCCACAATATTTACAATCAAGTTCTTGGCCTGAAAATGGCTTAACCTCGTACTGCTTGCATTTTTTACAGTAATAAGTTGTTAGTATTCTTGAATTTTCTATACCCTTTTCTTTTATCAATCTGACGATATCCCAACCCTCTCCCCAGTGTGTGTGCAGCAATAGCTTGGCGTTTGAGTCAGGATTATCCTTGAGAAATAATGAGAAGCCGTCCATTAAGTTTGGGACGCTCTTTCTCAGTTGGTTCCTGAATACAAAACCAATCAAAAAACAATTCGAGTCTATTAGGAATTTCTTCCTTAAATTTACTTTGTGCTCGTCGGCGATCTTAAAAAAGCTTTCCGTCTTAACTACTCCTCTCAGGGTTTTAACATGTTCATGCCCCAATTTATTTAACTCTCTCTCAGCAAAGCTCGCCCAGACGTAGAAGTTTTTAACAAATGGAGCCGCCTCCAGGGCTAAGGGCAATATGGGTTCAGAGTCTAAGGTGGTCCATATTATAGAATTTATCTTGTCCCACCATTTCCTCTTCCAGTACCCATTAAATCCCCAGATGTCTTCGGCGCCTATATATATATCAGGCTTCAATTCTTTAATTAAGTCGTCTATTGTTTCGCCGCCATAACTAGCAGTTCTTGCGGTATTCGGATCTTTCTGTAATTGTTGCAGCTTTCTTTGGTCGTCTGGCAGAGTGCCAACACATTTCCATGGCATCTTAGATAAAGCTGGGTGAGACTTTGGCATCCCATTGCAAGCCTCTATGATTTCATATTTTCCAGTAGAATAAAGGTAGGATAATACGTTCTTGCAATTCTTACCGAAGCCAGTAAATGCTTTACTGTGATTGCTATGAAATAAGATCTTCTTCATTAAATCGGGCAATCTTCTTCAGTGTTGGAATATTTAGATTTAGAAAACGATTCAATGTTTTTCTCTATACGAAAATTGTATATTCTGGTCAGGATAGTTTCTAGGAATCTAGATAAACATTCTGCCTCCCCAGCTTCTAGTGAGCATTTAAATGTATTGCTTCCGTTTTTTATAATTGTTAATCCGAAGTTTGGTAATATTTGAATTTCTTCTTTGTAGCTTTTTGTTTTTGCGTCAAACTTAGAAACTTTAGATTCTTTATCCCATGGAGTAAATTTTATAGTAGTTTTTTTGCCTTCGAATTGATGGAAGGTATCGTATGCAAATCTATTCTTTACTGCGTTGATTATTGAGCCGCACTCAAACTCATTGAATTTCAGGGTAATGTTTTTCTCTGGGTCTTCTTTGTTCTTGATGAAGGTTCCTCGCCTAGCTTTCTCATCCCAGCTGTGTTGCATTATGGCCGACACGAACAAGATGGGTTCGCCGCTGTTCTTGTCGTGACCCATTGAAAAACTGAAACCGAATCCAGAGTTGTATTTATTTGGTTTGTATAATTGTAAGCTCATAATTAATCGAAGTCTATTTTAACGTTTTTACTTTCATATGTGTTACCTTTGTCCATATGATGTTTTGTTCCATTTCTCTCTTTAGAGTAATTTTCAAAGTATTTTTTCTTTAGTGGGTCTACGCCGTCATTCTTTTCGGCGCGCATAGATGAAAGTTCGGCGCTCTTATCTAACATATCACCAACACTACCCTTCATGTTTGCAGTAGAGTTTACAAAACTTGCATTGTCCCATGGGTCAATCGACCCCTCTGTATTCAATTGGGAAGACGTGAAGATTCTCCTCCACTCTAATCCTTTTTCGTCTACATATTTCTTCTCATCATTCATGTGGAAGAACACCTCTGTTTCCTCTTGGGTCTCAGGGTTTTGAAAGATATACATTGGCATAGTGTTAGATTATACCAAATATTTATTACATTGTCAACTATTTTTTATCTAATTTATTACAGCTTAATTGTATTAAATCCAATAGAGAATCAAATAACCAACAACAAGCACTAGAGCATAAGGGAAATAACAAATATAAAATATTACTTTCTTTAAAATTATACATTAATAAACCAATAAATAAACCACACCAAAAGCCTAAACATAAACTACAATTAAATAATTCTTTTAATAAATTAGAATGTTTAAAAATAAAATTCCTCAGACGGCCTAATATGGACCCATACCTAAGGATCCACATTAAGCCGACACAGGAGATCAATTCAATTACCATTGAGAGACTCTAGCGCTTCCTTGATAACTAGAAGCTGCTCTTGAGTCAAAGATACTTCGCCACCAAAATCATCAGTGAGCGTGTAATGGTCTGTTTTTTCTTTAGATTTTTTTAATACCGGACATCTTCCTTTGCCACAGCAGAGGAGAACACCTTCGCCTTGTTTCTTAATGTTCATTTGTTTATTAGGTTTAAGATTTTTTCAACTGTATTATCGTAAGTAAATACTTCTTTTATTTCAACACCTTTTTCGTTTCTTTTGTCGTATTTATCTATAGCTTTGTCTAGCGCCTTATAAAATGATTGATCGGAGAATGTATTTAAGTTGCCTTGATTAAATGGTTGACCTTTTTGAAAGAATGCTCCGTCATAAATTTCTTCCTGGCCTTCTGGCTCGACCAATATCGAGTTATCTTTGGTGGCCCAATCTTTATGCGAGGTGGCGTTCAATACGACACTCCATTTACCTAGACAAGTAGAATTGAATGCGGGTAAATTCCAACCTTCTGCTCCGCTTAGGCCGCTTAGATTAATGTCAATAGAGTTATAAAGCTCATTCATTTCAGAGTTAGTCTTCAGGTGGGGCAGGAAGTTTATGTTGCGGAACCTTTTACCATTAGTGGCTTTTGTTAAAACTTGGCCCATCTGTTCAGGCTTGAAGAATGGGTTATTGATACAGCATGTTAGCTGATAATCATTATTATTGCCATACCTGTCTGCCCAGAGTTTAATTATTCTTTCGGTGTGTTTTCTTTTTTCGAACTTGCCTACGATGCCAAAATTAATTCTTCCTTCAAGGTATGTTTTATTTGTTTCAAAGAAATCGGTATCAAATCCAATTGGTATGTATTCGGGATCATCTACTCCAGATTTATCGAAACAATCCCTAGCATGAGAACTACTAAAGATGCATTTATCCTGTATCTTGCAAATATTAGTTTCAGTCTCTGTAGGTTCATCCGTCTCATAAAAAGTATATAAATATTGAGTTGTCCCAACTCTTGACTCTGCGCCATTTATGTGCCACATCTTTAGAGACACGGATTCTTTTGATAAGTTGGAGAATCTATTATTATAGGAACTATCTATCCAGGATTTGAAGTCTGCATTAACTTTATCGTAAGCGCTAAAATCCAAAGAACTCCCCATTGGGAAGAAGGATATGTCTACACCTTTTCCATGTAGAGACTTTAGCATGTTGTAAGTGACGTTACCGAAACTTAATGAATTTATTGGTCCACTGAAATTTATTTTCTTCATGTCTTAGAATGGCATTTCTTCTTCTTCTACTATTGATTGTATAGTAGGACTAGGTTGTGGATTTTCAATAGCAACATTAGTTGGTTCTTTCTTTCCGCTTGGCAGAAATCTAACTAGGTCAGCGCCAAGGTAAAACTTTTGCCTTGAGTTTCCATTCTTGTCTTCCCATTTGCTGACTTTTATTTTACCCTCAACGTAAACGCAAGAACCTTTAGATAGGAACTTCTTACAGTTGTCTGCCGTTTTGTTCCAGCATTCTGTGTCTAAGAAAAGGACTTCATCTTTAGAGTTGTTAATGGCTAGTGAGAATGAACACTTAGTGTTGCTGCTTTCAAATGATTTAGTTTCTGGGTCTTTTGTTAGGTGACCTATTCCTATAAATTTATTTATCATAATTCGTTTTTTAGTTCTCTTTTTATTTTAGTGATTGCTTTGTCGTGGATGTTTATGCACCCCTGTATGCTAAGCTTTAGTGGCTTGCATATTTTATTCCATGGCATTACGTTGTTTCTCTGCCCTTCTATGTATCTCATTTTGAATATCTTTGAAACCCTGGTGTCAGGATCTTTATTTATTAGGTTCATTATCTTGCTTAAAACTTCTAGGTCTACTTTTTTATCTTCAGGTTGATTCTCTGATCTCTTTCCGATATCAGCATAATCCATGTGAACTTCTTTTGAGTTCTTATTTTTATTATATAAGTTCAAGCACAACCATCTAGTCTCGTTACCAAGATGGGTTGAGAATTTAGTATTTCTAGAGTCATCGTATTTTAGCGCCGCTTTATAAATATAGTAATTTCTATCCTTCAGTAGATCTACCCTGTCTGAGACTATCCCGGACGTGCTAGTAGGAGAGTAATTATTCACCATCGTTATGAATATACCACTATGACGTTGAACCAATTCGCCCAAGCTTTGCTCGGGTTCTACGCCAACCTGCAAATTGCAGACTAGCTCATTATCGGATAAGGAGTTTATTTCCATTTTTTATTTAGAATAAATAAGAGACTAACATATAATCATAGTAATGTCAAGCAAAAAGAAAGAAGAAAATCTCGCGCGCTTGGTCTTCGTAAGATATGAGGTCTCCGTAAGATTACTGATTGATTAGACTAACGTTAGACAAATAAGATTAACATGAGAATAGCTTCAATAGCTAAAGCTTTTGAAGCATTATAACATAAATTAAGAAAATGTCAAGTGAAAAAGTTTTAAAAAATCAATCGGCCCTAATTGAATCCGTATGTAATAAGTTTAAGGGCGAGACCGCTATCGTGCTTGGGTGCTCGCCATTCCTTAGTGATTATGACGATGGCTTGATGATGGAGTTGTTGAGCGCCTACAGGGTTATAGCAATCAAGCAGTCTTATAATTTGTTTAAGAATTTTGTTGACATTCACGCATATAACTGTTGTAATATGGAAAGTTATGCTTATGGAGAAAAAAAACCAATGATAGTCGAAGCTTCAAGTTTGGCGCCATCCAGTAATCCATTTGATTTATATTTTCACATCAAGGAGAGGGATAAGGGTAGAAGCTTATCAGCATTATGCGCCAACGAAGGCACTCACAGGGAGTTAGACAAATGGGTATTATCAGAGGGAAATTTTATAAAGTCTGCTTGGAACGGTTGTGATATCCATCTAAGACCATACGGTCCGGGAATCATGTCCGAGTTAATATTTTATATGTGTGAGCATTTAGGTTTCTCCAGAATCATACTAATAGGTTGCGATAATGAATCATCCGGGAATAAGACTCATTTCTACAGGGATGAAAACAATAAATGCAATAAAATATCAAACGACCCGCATTCTAGCGCCCCATGGATCAACTTCAACGAAGAGAAAAATATGCACTTAAGATTAATGAACTCATGGAATGACTGGTTTTCAAACAAGGGCGTATCACTAGAATTGGTTTCCAAATTCAACAACTACCCAGAATCAATAAAAAAAATAAAAATAAATGACATCGCTTAAAAATAAAACTATACTGATAACAGGCGGCGCAGGATCTCTGGGGTCAGCTTTATGCGAAAAACTCAAATCATTAAACTGTAGAGTAATAGTGTTCAGTAGAGACGAAGGGAAGCATGCCACAATCAAAGACTCACTCCCAGAGGTAGAAACCGTTATTGGTGACATAAGAGACTTCGAGAAAGTCAACCAAACTTTCTTTTCTCATAAGCCAGATTACGTAATTCACGCTGCTGCTTTAAAGCGCATTGATGACATGGAAATATTTCCAGATGAATGCGTAAAAACAAACATAGAAGGCTCAAGAAATGTGGCGAAAGCGGCACTACTTAATAACGTCAGCAAGTGCATCTTAATTTCTACAGATAAGGCCTGTGAACCAGTAAACGTCTATGGTTGTAGTAAATTCATAGCAGAGAGAATCTTCACTAACTTTGACTTTCACAACCAAGGCTCTAAGACTATTTTTTCCTCAGTTAGATACGGTAACGTAATTGCCTCACGAGGTTCATTCATACCTTTATTTATTGATAAAATAAAAAACAACAAACCAATTAACGTCACCTCGAACGATATGACTAGATTTCTGTTCACACTTAATGATGCCGTAAATACAGTCATTGATGCGTTGGTTAACTCTTTTGGTGGTGAAGTTTTTGTACCAGAAATAAACTCTTACACACTGCCTCTCTGCATTTCTGCCCTAGAAGAAATACTACAAAAGAAGTCTATTACAAAAATATCAGGCTTAAGGCCTGGAGAGAAATTGCATGAAGATATGCTTTCAATCACGGAGATCCCCTTTACCTACAGGGTTCCAAACATAAATTTACTACAAATACGACCACAGTACACAAACAAAAAACACCAAGATTTCGAGAAATACACCGGCCCTCACTTTAACTCAAAACTGTGGGTCGAAAGCAACACCGAAACATTAATATCCTTAATAAAATCGGGAATCTCATGAAACTATTCAACAGCAACTTCTCCGCTAAAGAAACCATGCTAGCCTCTAAGTTAATAGAGAGTGGGGACATAGGTTTTGGTCCGCTATCGTCTAAACTAGAGAAACTCTTCAAGAATAAATCTGGCAAACAATATAATGTATCAACAAGCTCTGCGAGTTCCGCTGCATTTATGATTTTCGAATATCTAAAATCTATCCACGGACCCTGCGATGTATATACTCCATCTATCGGCTTCGTCTCGCCAGCTTGGGCTGCCCAACACCTAGGTCACAATATAATATTCGTGGATGTTGATGATAATTTGCTTTTTGATTTTGATGATTATCTATACAAAAGATCAAACAATAGCCAGAATCATTCGGTTGTAATGCCAGTTTTATATGGCGGTGTCAGCCAAATACCTAACCTAAAATTAAAAGGTGACGAAACGTTGGTTGTTGATTCCGCTCATTGTGTTACTCCAAAAATAAAATCTGACTTTACTTTCTTTTCGTTTCATCCGTATAAGCCAATCTGCTCAAGTGACGGTGGTATGATTAGTACCGACTGCAAAAAAGCTAGAGACTTCTTTAATTGCTACAGAAACTTCGGAAGGAAAAACACTAAAAATTCTTACGACATAGTTCAGTCTGGCTTTAAATTTTACATGAACGATTTGAACTCTTGTCTAGCTATCGAAAGTCTAAAGACACACGCAGATAGATTAAAAACAAGAAAACATAATTTTAATTTAATCAAGTCAAGGACTGCGGTTTTTGACGACATATTGTTTAACTCAAGACTAATTGATCACGACGAAAATAGCTCTTACTACTTCTCTACAATAATAGCTGACGATAATAATAGAAATAAAATCAAAAAACTGTACCCAACGTCAACGCATTATCCACTACTCCACAAAACTAAATACTTCAACTCTAAGGCTAAACTTAAAAACTCAGAAAGTATACATAAAAATATAATAAACCTTCCATTATACAAAATCGAAGAACCACCCATTATCGAAATGTGGGCGGACTCCATAATGATCAATTAGAATGAACACTTTTGTGATAGCTGAGGCTGGGTCAAATCACAATAGAAATTTTGATCAAGCTAAGTCCCTGATCGATGTCGCGTTTAAGGCAGGCGCTTCTGCCTGTAAATTCCAAACATACTCCTCGGAAACTCTATACAGTAAAAACACTCCAGACTTCGCAGGATATAAAGACATAAATAAACTCATCAGGGATTTAGAGCTTCCGCGTGAATGGCAAAAAGAACTTAAAAAGTATTGCGATGATATTGGAATTGAATTCATGTCAACTCCTTTTGACGAAAAAGCTGTAGAAGAGTTGGTTGATCTAGGCGTAAGTCGATTAAAAATATCAGGATTTGAATGCACGGATTTTAGATTTATAGATATGGTAGCCTCGTCCGGACTGCCAATTATTATTTCCTTAGGTATAGGTTTTGAAATGAGTTTTATCGATAGAATTTTTGACATTTCCAATAAATATGGTAATTGCTTGAGCTTCATGCACTGTAACAACGCATACCCAACCCCAATAGAAGACGCAGGTATTGGCATCGTAAGGCGTTTATCTCAAGACAGTCGCCACAAGTGGGGGCTATCTGACCATACAGAGAGTCCACTTACTCCAGCTCTAGCTGTTGCTGCTGGCGCAAAAATTATAGAAAAACATTTTACATTAAGCAAGAACTTGCCTGGACCAGACCACTCGTTCGCACTAGAACCAAGCGAATTAAACCAAATGATTGAATATATAAAATTTTCAGAAAAATCATTAGAGTTAAAAAAATCAAACGAATTATCTAATTCGGAAATTAAATTCAAAAATGCAATGAGGTCCGTGGTAGCAAAGACGGAGATAAGAAAAGGCGAAGCATTCACCACTGAGAATATCACAACAAAAAGACCCTTCCTGACTGGAAACGTGCCTGCAAGAAATTTTGACTTGACAATTGGCAGGGTTTCTGATAAAATTTACAATAAAGATGATTTTATATGTACTTAAGACCTGCTGTTTTTGAAGATTGGAGTTTCTTACTAAACTGCAGAAACGATCCCACGACTAGATTAAATTCATTTGACCAAGCAGCTATTACAGAAAAACAACACAAGGAATGGTTTAGTCGCAGCTTATCCAATTCTAGTAGGGATATTTTAATAATGGAAGATCCTAATAGCGAATCCATTGGTACGATAAGATGTGACACAAATAATCAAAACGAGAAATTTCTCTCGTGGAGTATAGACGCGAAGCATAGAGGCAAGGGGCTTGGCAGCTTAATGCTATCCTTATTTCTTGGTAGCGCTAAAGGTTATTTTCTTGCTGAAATTAAAAAAGAAAATATCAGTTCCATAAAGATGGCGGAACGAAACGGCTTTACGTACAAATCCCCACAGTTATACGAAAAAACAATATGAAAGATTTAGAAATAATAGATGCAGTCGAAGAAGTTAGGAGTAAAAATAATAAGAACTGGATGGATATCCTGAGGGTTGCCTTCAAGCATGCTCCAGAAGAAGCAAGGCCAATACTAGCGGAAATAAATAAGAGTGACGGAAAAATCAGCATGCTATTAGATAAATTAGCAAATAACAAAACACATGGCGACCAATAAAATTACAGCCGAACCACCAAGAAGCATAAACGATATCTGCTTCATTGTGCAAGCTAGGTTAAACTCCGAGCGTGTTCCAAAAAAGATGACAAGACCTTTTGCTGGTTCGACGCTATTAGATATCTGCTTATCGAAACTCTCGAACTCTTCAATCATACCAAAAGATAACATATATCTTTCATGCTATGAAACGGAAATAAAAGAAATAGGCGAGAAACACAACATAAACATATACAATAGATCTAAATCCTCCGCCAACGAAGAAAAAGATATGAAAATAATCTTTGAATGGCACAACAAAATTAATTTAAATTTCAGTAAAAAATATAAATATGCAATTTTAATTAGCGCATGCAACCCCCTTTTAAGTATAACTAGCATAGATGATTTTGTATCAAGATTTATAGAATCAGAAAAAGAGGGTGCATTTTCGGTGTTCGAGAAAAGGAATTACTTTTGGGATTCCGACAACAACAGTATTACAGACTGGAAGGATCTGCCCATCATGAATACAAAAATTGTTGACCCCGTGTACGAAGGTGCCCATTGTCTTTACGCAACCAGACTTGACATCATTGAAGACGGATACTTCATGGACACAAAAAGCCCAGCTAAACCACTACTTTTCTGCTTAGACGAACTGGAGTGTTTTGACATAGACTTTCAATGGCAGTTTGATGTCGGCGAGGTTCTTTATGGTAATTTCTCAAAACAAAAGTCAAAAAACAAGTCACACAAAGGCCGACAAGCTTAGACTTATCTCGTGAAGGCAAAAAGCTCCCAGTCAGATAGTATTAATGATTTATTTTCTTCAAGTAAAGTTTTATTACTGGGGCCAGCTTTGGATAAAAAAACAACCAAAAAATACATAGAATCAAAACGTCAAGACGGATATGTAATTATATCCTTTTCTTCATCTTCTATGTTTTTCCTTAAAGACATATCCCTATCCCCTGACTTTCACATTTTTATCGACCCGCAATCTTATTGTCATGTACTATCTGAGATCAATCCAGATTTTCTTGCTGATGTAAACTTCCTGGGCTACGAAATGTTTAATTACGAATCAATATTAAATGTTAATAAAAAAATAAACGGAAATCCTAAATTTGGAATAAATGATTTTATAAAAAACAAATCATATTTATCTTTGTATAAAACAAACCCAATAATCGAAACTTATAAAAACTGCTTCGCTCAAAATCCTACGTTCATTTTAAATAATGAAAAATCAGCAATAAAGCAAAATATATGCTTCCAGGATAACCTTTATAGGTTTACCAATGGCAGGGGAGAGATAGATAAATTAACATATTTCCTTCTTCCGATGGTTTTCTATTGGTTTAAATCTATAAAAAACTTAGACCTAAAGGGTTTTGGTTTATTTAACCAACAAAGATATAAAGGAGGAGACACAGGTAGCTACAAAAAATACAAACAGGCATACGACAAGATAGTTTACCTTTATAGAAGCATAGAACTCCCACCAAAGATACACGTCTCGATTGATCATGATAGCCACTTCCATGATCTTAAAAAAATACTACACAACAATTAAAAATTGAATTCCAATCTGAAAATCTTACAATTTATAAATGAAAAAAATAATTATAACAGGAGTCACCGGTCAAGACGGAAGTCACATGGTCGACTATTTATTAAAGAACACTGATCATAAAATTTATGGCTCGGTACGCAGGTTGAGCGTTAAAAACCACGAGAATATCCTGCACCTAGAAGGCAACCCTAGATTCGAGTTAATCAACATGGACTTAAATGATGCGCACAGTATTCGGGACGTAATACTAGATATTAAGCCAGATTATTTTATTAATTTTGCAGCTCAATCTTTTGTGGCTGGAAGCTGGGATTATCCAATCCAGACATGGGATACTGACGCTGACGCGGTTCTACATATCATGGAATCGATAAGAAGATTTGCTCCGGAATGTAGATTTTATAATGCTGGATCATCTGAAGAATTCGGAGATGTGGTGTGCGTTCCTCAAGATGAGAATCACCCACTGAGACCACAATCTCCCTATGGTGCTGCTAAGTGCGCAGCTAGGCATATTGTCAGGGTCTACAGGGAGTCCTACAATTTATATGCAGTACAGGGTTGGCTATTTAATCATGAAGGTACTCGGCGAGGTCTTGATTTTGTAACCAGAAAAATTAGCCACAGTATAGCGAAAATTAAAATTGCCTTAGAAGATGGAAAAGATATACCTATTCTTCAATTAGGAAACCTTGATGCTAAGAGAGACTGGAGTGATGCCGAAGATTTCATGTCTGGCGTATGGATCATGCTGAATCAAGACAAGCCTAAGAATTACGTATTGGGTAGCGGGGAAATGCACACCGTAAGAGAATTCCTAACCAAGACTTTAGAGTTCGCAGAAATAGATTTCTACTCTGAGGGTCAAGATGATAATGAAAAATTTTACACAAAAAAAGGCAAATTATTCTTTGAGGTTAGTCCCAAATACTATAGGCCAGCTGAAGTCCACAAGCTTTGCGGAGACTGCTCTCTTGCTGAAAAGGAACTTGGTTGGGTCAGGAAGGTAGACTTTTTTGGGCTCGTTTCTAAGATGTACCATAACGATTATTCGTTATTATCTAAGTGAAGCAAGAAAAAATATTCATAGCTGGCCATCGAGGAATGGTCGGCTCTTCTATACTTGAGAAGCTTGAGTCCCTAAACTATTCTAATATCATAACTAGGACTAGGCAGGAAATGAACCTCATGAACAAACATAAGGTCATGGACTTCTTTAGTGATGAAAAAATTGACACGGTAATTCTTTGTGCAGCTAAAGTTGGTGGAATTCTAGCCAACAATACATACAGGGCAGACTTCCTTTATGATAATTTACAAATTTCATCAACAATAATAAAGGCTGCGCAAAAATTTGGAGTCAAGAAGTTAATCAACTTAGGTTCTTCATGCATATATCCAAAGCATGCAGACATACCAATCAAGGAAGAATACTTACTTACCGGCCCGCTTGAACATACTAACGAGCCTTACGCTATAGCTAAAATAGCCGCGCTCAAAATGTGCGAAAGCTTTTACGATCAATATGGTTGCAACTTTTACTCGGTAATGCCGTGCAACCTATATGGCCCTAGGGATAATTTTGATCTTAAGAGTTCGCACGTCTTACCTGCCTTAATAAACAAAATACATTGCGCAAAAGAAAAAGGTGACAGATCAATAGAAGTATGGGGGTCTGGAAAACCTATGCGTGAATTTTTATATGTAGAAGATCTGGCCGATGGAGTTATTCATTGCATGGAAAACATAAATGCAAAAGACATATATAGCGACGGCATTTCTCATATAAATTGTGGCTCAGAGTATGAAGTTAGTATATTAGAATTAGTGCATTTAATTAAAGACGCAGTTGGTTATGACGGAAAAATAGTATTTGACAGCTCCAAGCCAGACGGAACTTTTAGAAAAAAAATGGATAACACAAGAATCAAATCAAAAGGGTTCTCGCCGAAAGTCGCACTAAAGGACGGGATAGTTAAAACATACAAATGGTATCTTAAAAATTTAAATATTGACTGTGATCAAGTGTAACACTAATTATGTCAAAGAAAAAATGTTTAGTTACAGGTGGCGCCGGGTTTATTGGCGGTCATCTTGTTGAAAGATTACTTAAAGCCGGACACGATGTCGTCGTAGTTGATGATGAATCCTCCACTGCAAATTCTAATTTTACATGGAGAGATGATTGCGAAAACCACAAAGTAGATATTTGCGATTTCGACAAACTCAATCCACTCTTCAAGGGTGTTGACTTAGTTTTTCATTTAGCCGCCAGGTCCAGGATACAAATTTGCGTACAGGATCCAGCTGATGCTGTCAAGAACAACTCACTAGGAACTTGCAACGTTCTTCAGGCCGCGCGATTAAATAACTGCAAAAAAGTAATGTTCGCAGGGACATCCTCTTGCTATGGGCTTAAAAACCCAATTCCCTTAAAGGAGGATATGCCGAATGATTGCTTGAACCCATATTCTGTAAGCAAGTCTAATTGTGAAGAGCTTTGCAAAATGTATACAAAACTTTTTGGCCTAGAAACTGTTCTATTTAGATTCTTTAACGTCTACGGGGAGCGTCAGCCTTTAGCTGGAGATTACGCGCCAGTTGTCGGCTTATTCTTTAGGCAAAAAGAATCAGGCGAAGCAATGACCGTTGTTGGAGATGGCCTTCAAACCAGAGACTACACTCACGTTAAAGACATAGTCGAGGCAATGTTTCTTGCTGGAGAGTCGGATGATAAGAAAATCGTAGGAGAGCTTTTTAATCTCGGAACTGGCACAAATCATTCAGTCTTAGATTTGGTTAAATTAACTGGAGGTGAACACGTTCATATCCCAGCAAGACCAGGAGAGTCAAGAGAAACTCTTGCGGACAACACTAAGGCTAAAACTATGCTTGGATGGAACCCATCCCGCAAAATAGAAGATTGGATTGAAAAGAACAGACCAAATTAAAATCGGAGTCATAGGGAATGGCTTCGTTGGTTCCGCAGTTGCCAACGGATTTTCGTCCGAGGAAGTAAAGGTATATGATAAAAATCCAGACTCGTCAACTCACCCACTTAGAGATGTAATACTTCAGGATTTTGTTTTCATATGCGTCCCAACGCCAATGAGGGATGTTATGGGAGATGACTGCAATCTATCAATTATAGAGTCCTGCTTTAGCGAAATTAAATCCATCGGATCGAACGCCACCTTCATAATAAAATCAACGGTTCCAATTGGGACAACCGAAAGCCTACAGGAAGCGCATCCGGAATTACATATCATCCATTCCCCAGAATTTCTTACCGCTAAATTCGCAAAAGAAGATTTCATTAATGCAGATAGGCACATAATAGGCTATACCAAATACCAGCACGTCGCACAGGAAGCTGCCAGCTTATTTAAATACAATTTTCCTGATGTGCCATGCCTTATAATGAAAAGCGTTGAGTCTGAATCTGTAAAGTATATCGCTAATTGTTTCTTTGCTACCAAGGTTAGTTTTTTCAATGAGATACACTTACTGATTGATAAACTTGGATTAGATTGGAACTCTATTATTAATGGAGTTATTAGTGACAAAAGAATAGGTGAGTCCCACTATCAAGTTCCCGGTCACGACGGAGACAAAGGTTTTGGTGGCACATGCTTCCCAAAAGACATTAATGCATTAATATCCACCTTTGAGAAAAATGGGCTAGATGCGAAACTTTTAAAATCAGCATGGTCAGTTAATCTAGACGTAAGGAAAGACCTGGACTGGGCAAACTCAACTTCTGCCGTAGACAATAGCGATTCATAAATTTAACAATAAGCACACTAGGGATTCTGTCTATCATCTTGTTTGTTCAAGATTCTCATATTCATCCTTGGTTCTCTTATTGTTAATAAATTATTTTCGTTTTTACTTGATCTACACGTTTTTTTATGTTAGTATGCTTTCTTTAACAAAACTTACATTTTTTATAAAACAACACAACCCCTTAGTGTAAAAACAATTTCATGAATATTAAAGTTAAGAAAAGAAACGGCCGCCTAGAAGAATTTGAAGTAGATAAAATAAACGCAAGCGCATTAAGAGCGTGCAGTGACATAGACAACGTTTCTCCAAGCGAAATAGTTCTAGATGCCCAATTACAGTTATTCGACAAAATAACTACTATCGAAATAGACAAAGCTTTAGTTTTATCTGCTAGGGAAAAAATAGAAAAAGAGCCAAACTACTCTTACGCTGCTGCAGGGTTACTATTAAACTGCTTATACAAAGAAGTATTCAAAGAAGGGGTCGACTCAGAAGCTTTTGAATTGCAGTACAGAAAAAGCTTCATACAGAACATTAAAAAATTAGTAAAGCAAGAGATGCTGGACGAAAGATTACTTGGCTTTGATTTTACCAAACTCTCAGAGGCGCTAAAGATAGACAGAGACAAGAAGTTTAAATACCTAGGCATCCAGATATTATTTGATCGTTACTTTATAAGGAGTGACAAGAAAATAATGGAAACTCCTCAAGCTTTTTGGATGAGAGTTGCAATGGGTCTAGCCATTAACGAAGAAAATAAAAACGAAAAAGCAATAGAGTTCTACAATCTGTTTAGTCAATTTTTATACACAGCTTCTACACCCACACTATTCAACAGCGGCACAACCCACTCACAACTTAGCTCTTGTTACCTCAATACTTTTGATGATAGTATTGATGGGATATTTGATGGAGCTTGGCAGGAAGCTAGGAAATCTAAGTTTGCGGGTGGTTTAGGTTTTGACGTAACTCCATTTAGGTCTTCGGGCTCCCACATTAAGGGAACAAATGGAACTTCTGGAGGTTTAATTCCATGGTTGAAAATTTACAACGACTTGCTGGTTGCCGTAAACCAAGGCGGAAAGCGCCCAGGAGCAGGGTGTGCATACCTAGAGCCTTGGCATTTAGATTTTGAAGATTTCTTAAACTTAAGAAGAAACACTGGTGACGACAGGCTTAGATGCCACGATATGAATACCGCCTCATGGATTCCAGATATCTTCATGAGAAAAGTTGAAGCTAATGAAGATTGGTACTTCTTTGACCCGAACGAAAAGCTTATTGATACCGACGCAAGTCTGCACGATTCATTTGGTGAAGATTTTGACAATAGGTATAACGCAATGTGCCAATCAGCAGAAGACGGAAATGTTAAAAACTTTAGAAAAACCCCCGCAAAAGAGTTGTGGAAAAAAATGCTCAAGGTATTGTTCGAGACATCGCATCCTTGGTGCACCTTCAAAGATCCGTGCAATATAAGATATACCAACCAGCACGAAGGAGTTGTCCATAGCAGCAATCTATGCACAGAAATAACGCTCCACACTAAAGCCTCCAAGTATAAATCTGGCGAGAAGACTGAAATTGGTGAGACCGCTGTATGCAACTTAGGATCAATAAATCTACTAAACCATGTAGAGGAGAAGTCCACGCACGGTAAGTCTGGTTATTTTATTAATTACGATAAACTAAAATCAACAATACACACTGCCGTAAGAATGCTTGATAACGTTATCGACATTAACTTTTACCCAACCAAAGAGGCTGCCAACTCAAATCTGAAGAATCGCCCCATAGGTTTAGGCATGATGGCTATACATGACGTGCTTCATAAATTAAATATTAATATTGATAGCGATGAATCTATTAAATTCAACGACAAATTGTTCGAGTTTTATTCCTGCCAATCTATATATGCTAGTTCTATACTAGCCAAGGAAAGAGGATCCTATGAAACTTATGAAGGCTCATTATGGAGTCAAAATATTTTCCCAATTGATTCCTACAACAACCTAATGTCCTACAAGGGTCAGTCGCCATCTGGCAATGGTGAAACCATGAAAGACGAGTGGGAAACATCAAGACGACATGTTTCTGAATTCGGCATGAGAAACTCTAATGTTATGGCTATTGCGCCAACTGCAACCATAGGTTACATCAACGGAGTAGAGCAGAGTATTGAGCCTAACTTTTCCGTACTCTTTGTTTATGAAAATAAAAGCGGCAACTTCTTTATTACCAACCAGCATTTTATTGATGACATGAAAAACGAAGGCTTATGGAGCCCCGAGGTGGCAAAGCTAGTCAAGGATGTCGACGGAGATCTTTCTTTACTTGATGGCGATATCCCACAGTGGATAAAGGAAAAATACAAAACCGCCTTTGACAGGAATATGTTTAAATTAATAGAGTGCAATGCGTCTAGGCAAAAATGGCTAGACCAAGCTATCAGCTTTAATTTGTATAATAACTCAACATCCTTAAAATATTTAAACGACATTTATATGGAATGCTGGAAGTCAGGGTTGAAGACAACTTATTATTTAAGGAATAGGGCGGCCAGCAAGGTAGAGAAGTCAACTTCTGAAGAGCCTAATTCTTCTAGCTCCCAAACTGCCTGCAGCATTGAGGCAATGAAAAACGGCGGGGAATGTGAAAGCTGCCAATAGAAGAGCCTCTGGGGTTGCAGTGCTTTTTGAAAATTCAGTACTCCTAGCCAAAAGATCAGATAAATGCCACATAACAGGGAACAAATATCCATACGGAGGTTATTGGTCCGTGTTTGGGGGTTCGATAGACGAAGGAGAAACTCCAATTGAATGCGCCGGAAGAGAATTGCTAGAAGAATCCAAAATATTTGTAGACTTTAAGTTTATTGAGTTTATTGACATAATAAGTGATGAGTTTTGTGATTTTTACTTTCACATATATAGGTCTGACAAGATGCTATTCCCACAGCTGTGCGAAGAGCATAGTGAGTTCGGTTGGTTTAAAATTGATGAGCTAGTCAACTTTCAAGACTTAATAGATCCGAATATAGTTCAGCTGCTAGATAGTATATAATTGCACTTTAATGTGTATTTATATACATGAGAAAAAAACTAATACAATCGATAGCGTCCTTACTACTAGACAATCCAGTATCTAAATACGTCAAAAAGAATAAATTTTCAGAAAAAAAATTAAATGTTTCTGAGCATCCTGCTGATGAAAGAGATTGGGTTCACGTCTCTCAGTATTTAAAATCTGAAAGTATTAGTGGTAAGGAATTCTCTAGAAGATCACTATGCGTGAGTGTCGCTAATCAAGGCTCAATAGGTTCATGCGTGGGCCACAGCGGAAGGGTTGTACTTGGTTCGGCTAATGCATTCAAGGCCGAAGAACCAAGTCCTATGTGGATATACAAGACTGCCAAAAAATATGACCCATGGGCAGGTGAAGATTACTCGGGAACATCAATCAGGGGAGCTGCGAACGCATTGATAAACGAAGGTTGCTGTTTTGAAAGCTTTTGGCCATATATAGATAGGGAATCCAGCAACCCTAAAGAAGGAGCAAAAGAAGACGCTAGACTCAAGAAGATTAGCTCCTACCACGTTATACCCTGCTCTGAAACAGAAGAGATCAAAAGGATGGTAATTGACCGGCCACTTTGGTATGCATTCAAGGTCAGGGATTACTTTTTCTCTATTGGTTATGACGGCATTGTTGATACAGAAAAATACTTAGCATCAGAGGTTGCGGGCGGCCACGCAGTATGTCTTATTGGTTGGAAGTATATAAACGACAAGCTTTACTGGGAATTCCAAAACAGTTGGGGTTTGTTTTTTGGAAACTCTGGCTACTTTTTTATGGAGGACTCCTTATTTAGGTCTTCTATTATGAACTCTATTGGGCCCTATTATGTAGAGCTTTCTGATGGGTTCATTAATCCAAAACCAATTGACCCTGACCCAGAACCTATCGAACCAGAGCCCGTAGAACCAGAACCAGAACCTGTCGAACCCGAACCAGAGCCTGTCGAACCAGAACCAGAACCTGTCGAACCCGAACCAGAGCCTGTCGAACCCGAACCAGAGCCTGTCGAACCCGAACCAGAGCCTGTCGAACCAGAACCAGAACCTGTCGAACCCGAACCAGAGCCTGTCGAACCCGAACCAGAGCCTGTCGAACCAGAACCAGAACCTGTCGAACCAGAACCAGAACCTGTCGAACCCGAACCAGAGCCTGTCGAACCAGAACCAGAGCCTGTCGAACCAGAACCAGAGCCTGTCGAACCCGAACCAGAGCCTGTCGAACCCGAACCAGAGCCTGTCGAACCCGAACCAGAGCCTGTCGAACCAGAACCCAAGAAAAGCAAAAACATACCATTGATAATTTGCGCAATAGTTGTGATTCTAGCATTAATTATATTCTCCAACTCCTCTGACCCCGAAGCATTACCAATGAACTGGGATGAAAAATTAGAAAAAGAGTTTAAAGAGAAAGACATAGATAGAGACTCATACTTGCGCGATTTTAAGAAAAAACAGCAAGCAGAGTAATGAATCTGATCATAGACTCAACCCTATCCGAACCTCCCAGCGAGATATCCTGCTTCAGGGACGTAACTATGTATAGTAAAGTGTTTCATTTTGAAAACGTACTACTTTCCTGCAAGATAGGCACAAGATCTATGTACTGGAACTGGTTAAAGAATAACGGCGCTCATGATTTCATCTCTTATGTTCTCCACGAGGGAGAGTTGGAATCTGGCGCATTAATGCATCCAGAAAAAGGAGATATAGTTGTAGATAGAATAAACGCGCTCAACTTAAACTACATAATAACCAGGCTCAAAAGAATATCAGAAAATCTATAAATGAAAAAATATATATTAATTTTAATCATCCCCTTCTTGCTTAATTGCTCTACATTTAAAAAAGGTAAAAACACCAATAACTCGACAAGTATACAGCAAGTTATACCAAGTATTAATGATTTCAATAAAGCCGACACAAACAAAGACAATGTAATAGATAAAAATGAATCAATTAAATTTTTTAATAAAAACAATTCAATAGACTACAATACTCCTTTTGCAGTTTTCTCTATGCTGTCAACCATTGTTATGGTTATTTGTTTTTGGCCGATAGTTTATTCTTATTTAACGTCGTTAATTAAAAGATTCAAGAATCGTTCTTGATTTTTTACTTGACCTTTCTTGTTTTTTGTTGTATAGTTATGTGATCTAATTATTAATCGCATTCGTTATACTATACATGAAAGATAAAACAGGAGAACTTTTAACAGACAACATCGCCGGAGTAAACAGAATTTTACCCCACAAACATAAATACGCATGGGACCTATTCCTTAAGAGTTGTGCGAACAACTGGATGCCCACTGAAATATCTATGCAAAATGATATAGCGCAATGGAAGAACAATGAAATTACAGAAGATGAGAAGTTACTTGTTAAACGATGTCTTGGATTTTTTGCTGGAAGTGAGTCTCTGGTTGGCAATAATTTGCTTTTGTCCGCTTTTCGTTATATTACAGACGCTGAGTGTCGCCAGTATATATTGCGTCAAGCTTTTGAAGAAAGTCTTCACAACCTAACTGTTGTGTACATATGCGATAGTCTTGATTTAGAAATTGATGAGGTTTATGCAGCTTATCAAAATGTACCAAGCATTAAAGCTAAAGATGACTTCTTGATGCAGATTACTGATGATATTAGTTCTAATGACTTTAATTCAACGAGCATTGAGGGCAAGCAAGCTATACTAAGAAACTTCTTAACCTATTGGATTATATGCGAAGGTACTTTTTTCTTTAGTGGCTTTGCTATGCTTCTTGCGCTTGGTCGTCAAAATAAATTACAGGGTGTTTCTGATCAGATTAAATATACTTTGAGGGACGAAAGTTCTCACATTGCATTTGGAACTTATCTCATCAATACTTTAATTGACCAAAACCCCTCTATTTGGACTAAAGAAATTCAAGAGGAATTCATTGAACACATTAAAAAAGCAGTTGAACTTGAAATTGCTTACGCAAAAGATGTTCTTCCCACTGGAATACTTGGGTTGAATGCAGACATGTTCGTAGACTATATGCATTACATTGGCAATAGACGCTTAGAGGCTATAGGATTAGATTACAGATTCCCTAGCGACAAGAACCCATTCCCTTGGCTTGGAGAGGTTGTTGACGTTCAGGCGATGGGTAATTTCTTCGAAAGAAGAGTTCGTGAGTATCAACAAAGCGGCTCTTTAGAAGACGACTTTTAAATTCTAAAAAGCGTCTTAGGGATTCACCCTATCATCTTGTTTGATCAAGATTCTGATATTCATCTTTAAGGCGTTTAATTCTTACGTGTAATATATATTATGGCAAAAGTTCCATTATACACACTAAGCAATACTAGCGGCGAAAGCGGAATCTTCCAGAACCTAGACAGTGATGTGTCTGACCTGGGTCAGGTTTCCGCATCATCTATTTCTAGCTCAAGCATTTCCTCAAGTTCTGCCAGCTTGGGGTATTTAATTCTTGACTATGATAATATTCCTACCGTTGATCCCTTAATCAAGGGGGCCGTATGGAGAGATGGCTCTGATTTCTTAAAAATTAGTAGTGGGTAAATATCAATATTATTTTATAATATTGTATATTGGACGATTATAAATCAAAACTACTAAGAAAGCTAAAGGCTAAATGCTCTGAACTCAATAACGAGTTATCGGAAGTTAACTCTATATACGAAGAGTCAGTTCCCATATTTTGTTCTGAGGTTTGTGATTATTGCAGTAGAAACGACCTACAAAACCCACTAGAAAAACTCAAAGAAGATAAAGAAAAGAAGGGTGAGCCTGAAGTTGCTCCCGAGTTTAAATCCTTATACAGAAAGATAGCAATCGAAACTCACCCAGATAAAGTCGCCAATAATGATAAAAAATTAGACGCATACCAAGAAGCAACAGAGGCAAAAAAAGAAAACAAGATAGACAAACTAGTCTCAATAGCTAAAGATTTAAAAATAGACTTGAATAAAATGAAGTTCTCAGACATTAAACATATAGAAGAGAGCATAATTAAAACTGAAAAGACTATATCTGACATCAGGAATAGTTACGTATGGCTGTGGGCCTTCTCTTCTAAAAAAGAAAGGGGAGATATTATAGTAAGATTTATACTCAATAATGTGTAATCTAACTAACGATGCTCTGTACGATTTTAACTATTTTTTATTTTTCTCTGTTTTTTTCGGATTTTAAATTAATTAATAATTCATAATTTACTGTGCTTAACTTACTTTATGGATCACAATGGCCTTATTAATTATAAAAAAAACCGCCAAATTAATAGTCAAAAAACTATCAAAAATGGTAGTTAATCGGGTCGTTGACCCTCCAGCTCCATCAACTTAATGATATCTTATTTTAAAAAAAAACTAAATAAAGCCAAAACAGCATACGAAAATAAAAGCCTTCAAATATTAAAATACCTAGATAGAGAATTAAACTACGAACAATCACTTAAATACTATACTGAACAAGACAAAATAAAAAAACTAACAATGGAATACAAATCTTACAAATTTGAAAACGAAATCCATAGCCTTAGCTCCATGCCGGAAACAGCTATCGAAGAAATAATAAGAATCAATAAAAGGATTACCGAGCATACTTGGGGAGTTATTCTCGAGGCCGACAAAGTTAGTGATATTAATGTTTATATCGCGCAAATGAATAAAGTTCAAATCAATGCGAGAAAAGCTAATTTCTTTGTGGTTACCGACTCAGAAGATATTCTTTTAAAATTAAATGATGTGTTTAACTGGATGAATAAGATTTTTTACATAGTTCCAAATACATACAATCACAACATAGATAAACAATACAGAAATAGTATAAATTTTCACTGCTTAAAGCATCTTGAAAAGCACGTATCCACTCCAGAATCTGTGCACATGAACATGTTAAAAGAAATTGGAGGCATACAAGTTACAGTGCCTAATCAAAATCGCGTTTTCTGTTTTAACTCTAAAAGATTAGTTCCAGGATCATGAAAAGAATATCTTACATATTAGTTTCCAGAAATGATAATTACAATGGCGATTCGGTTGGCCGTTGTGTTAACACAGTTAATCATGCCTGCGAAATCATTGCAAAGAATAATGTTGTTGATCAATCCGAAGTCGTACTGGTTGATTGGTGCTCTCGTAGCGGCTCTTTAAGGGAGTCTATATCTTCTAGATTAGTCCCAGAAGCTAAAGGTCTACTTAAAATAGTTACCGTGTCACCTGAGATAGCTGACAGGCACCAGGGAGACTCTCCATTCTCAGAGGTTCACGCAATGAATGTTGGATTCAGAAACATGGAGGGTAAACATTTTGCGAGAATTGACCAAGACACTTTAATAGGTCAAAGGTTCATGAATTGGTTTTACCATGAGTATGAAGTTAAAGATTATGGTTGGAGTTGGCCAAGAGCGGCGTTTTGTAGTCGTAGAAATTTAAGTGAAGACCAATCTCATCATTCTGTTTTTAGGGATTATATATACGATCAACAATTATCCATGAAGGTTGATATTTGTCACGAGCATAACCACTATAGCCGATTAATGCCAAACGGAAAAGTTTTTCCTTTTTATGGCGGTGCAGTTGGTGTTATGATGGTTGACAGGGAATGCTACCTTGAACACAAAGGCTTTAATGAAAAGCTGGTTTACATGAATAGCATGGATACAGAGTTCCTTAATCGTATTGCGGCGAAAGAAGATATATATAATTTATGTTTATCAATAGATGCTGATTTTTACCATCAAAATCATGACAGATCCGAAGGAGCATCCAACGATACCACGCAGCCTCACGCACAACAAGAAGGGGAGCGCAAGACCAATGACCTGGATATCAGAAATAAAATGATAGATAACCCAAACCCAGACAACTGGGGCTTGCTTGACGAAGATTTAGAAATAACCATAGTATGAGTAACGTAATATATATTATCAACAACCTACCGTCTGATACGGATTTCGCAAATCCAGGCTATCAAGATGTCGCTTGGGTACCGCACTGTTTAAAGTCGCTAGAAAGATACGCGTCAAAGATAAACTGTGATCTTAAGATTATCTCAATGAATGACTTCCCTGCATTCAAAGAAATAGATGATTACAACTTCAGCTTCTACCAGAAGAGCACCTTCATTAAGATTTTATTCTTGCATGAATTCATGAAGACTAGCTATGATAAGTTTGCGCTTCTTGATCTAGATATGGTCGTTAGCAAAGACGCTACGGACATTTTTGAAACTTACGAAGAAAACGATTTCGTCATGGGTTATGGATTTCACCCAGCAGTTGTTCAGAAGAATGAAATCTTCCTTAAGAAATACCTAAAAAGCATACCAGAAGATGAAAATGTATACTGGCATAATGAAAAAACCAACAGGGATATACCAAAATACAATTTAAATTTAGGATGTTACGTTATGGGGCGAGAAGTTGTACGGAAAATGACAAAGGTACTGCCCGACCAATACAGCTTTGTTGACTTCTTAAAGCATCATGGGTTGATAGATAATCCAGTTCTAGAAGTACTAGGAGAGAGAAAAGATTTTATTGATCAAGATTTATATGCATACGCATACACAAAAACAGATATACTTAAAGAGCACAAACCATTAGATTGGGTGTGGAACGCAAATTACCAAGCTTGTTTTCAAAAAGGAGAAGACAATAAATCTTTTAATCTGTGCCATTTATGCGGAGAGGACGGAAAGCAATTCCTCCTGGACAACCTAAGCAACCCAGAAGTAATGGATAGAATTGATGTATAGTCACGAACATAAATTTATATACGTTCACATGCCCAAGTCTGCAGGAACTTTTGTAAAGCATTATTTGCTTTCCAATATAGAGTCAGATTATGCAAAGAATCAAAACCAGCAGGATTATGACGACAAATATCACGTGACCTGCGAAAGAGCTCTTAATGCTATCGCGCAAGATGTGCCAGATTACGAAGATTACTTCAAGTTCACAGTTGTTCGTAATCCATTTGATAGAGTCGTATCAATGTTTTCTTATCTTGGCGGATGGAAGTTCGATTATTTTGTTGAAAACAATATAGAATCACCAATGATGCCTTATGTTCAGAAATTTCACCAGTATTACATGTCTGATGATTTTGATGGTTTTATTAAATACGCCTACGAAGAAAAAGCTATTTTAAAATTTCACGCTGGATACTATGAAAACTATGTTGACCGCATAAAAATTAATGGAGATATTGCTATTGATAAGTTTTATAAAATGGAAAACATAGAAGGATGTCTTGATGCATTAAAAGATGTTTTTGGCTTCAGTAGCTCCTCTGGGTTCGATGACTGGCGAAAGAATAGCAGCTCCGAATACAAAAAGAAAAATAGTTACAGAGATTACTACTCTGATTACAGTCGTGAATATATAGAAGATCACTTCATTCGTGATTTAGATTACTTTGGTTATGGATTCTAAATTTGTTATATTTGGTCAGGAGCGGGCTGGAACAACCAGTTTAATTTCTGCGTTGAATAAAAATGACAGAATAGTGCACGAGCCATTATCTTCACTCACAGGAGATCTTGAGCACAACCCTAGGTATTCCCAAATAATTAAGGATCACAAGATGGATCCTAATAACTTACCTGAATCTAAAAACATTCCATACTTTAATAAATTTAACAATATAGCTGAAGATTATGAAAGACTCTGGAGTTTCCTAGACTCTCTGTTTAATACCTTTGACGGGGTAAAACATGTATGGTGTACATCCTCAGAAGAAGGAAATGAAAACTTCCTCTCCTACTGTCAAGCGCATGGTATAAAAATAATTTTCCAATATCGAGAAAGTGCTTTTGACCCTGCCGTTTCATGGCAACTCGCCAACCAAGTGCAAATTTGGCAGCTAGGAGAAAACAAAGAGCATAAGTCTACAGTGGATTCTTTTGATTATCAAGAATTAGAAGAGCCCCCCATAAAAAGAAGAACCGCCTGGTACAAAAAATACATCCCTCACTACCACTCCCTACTTCCGCGAAACAGTCTTGTCTCTAAATATGAAGACCTATACGGACTAGAAACATACCAAGAAAGGCTAGAGAAATTCAACTCGATAGTAGACTACCTAGACATCGAGATAGATGAAAATAATGTAGAAAACTTCTTGGGCACAGACAGAAGAGTATTCGGCAAAAAAGCCTATAATAAAATACCAAATTATCAAGAAATGTTTGATAAATATGGCCGTGAAAAAATCATATTATGAGCAAGTATTATTATTTCTCCTGGGATGCTGGCTGGGGCGACACCATATGGCACTTAACTAATGCATTAATTCATTGCGAGAATTCAAAGCAAGATATGCTTATAGATTTGCGCGGCCACTGGTCTAGCAAAGGTGAAAAAAACCTATTTAATGAATACTTCTGCTCCATAGATACCGATATAAACATTATAACTAATGAAGAATCTATAGACCAATTAAAAAAAGATTCAGAAAAACATACAAATAAAACTGTAAAAATTAAAAACCCCTTAAAATCAAAAGAAGACACCGAGTTATTCTACAACACCTTTTCTCGCATTAAGCCCAGTGAATCGGTGACTAACACCGTCAAAGATATAGTGCGCGAAAAATTCAAAGGTAATTACATGGTCGGAGTTCACGCTAGAATGTCGAATGGAGAAGTTAAGAGTCGATTTGAAGGGGCTCGCCCAATGAAAGACGCTGTATTGTTTTATAAAGAAAAGATCGACGATATACTCTTTAACGCTCCTCGTGCTTTTTTGAAATCCTGCAAGGATTATAAATTTTTTATAGCTTCTGACTCGAGCAAATTCGTAGACATATTCAAGGATCAGTTCCCAAATACCGTTTCAATAGATAGGTATTTTGCCCCTCCAGGTTGCGGCACCGGTCACGAAATAGGTGAAGGCTCAACAGAGGAGCAGTTAAAATTAGAAGAAGTTTACGGCAAGACAAAAATAGCCAAAGAAGCTCTTGTTGATTTCTATTTACTACAGGAGACTAATTTTCTATTCAAGAACTTTAGTCGATTTAATGAGTTCTGCTTATACAAAGGCGTGCCAAATTTTCATATAAATTTCCAGGAGAAGTGTTATTAAATGATTAGTCACAGGTATAAATGCATCTTCCTTCATATCCCTAAAGCTGCCGGCACTTCAATTGAGCGGCTTTTATCTGGAGCCGACATAGATATACCCCAAAAAGTTCCAAGAAAACGTGGCTTTTCTCATTTTTTAAACGAGCACTTGGACTATTATGTCTTCTCTGTTGTTCGTAATCCATATGACCGCTTCGTATCTGCATGGAAATGGGGCGAGTTAAAATTCGAAAAAGAAGGCGGCCTACCATTCTATAATAAAGAAAGATCAGTATCGTTCGAGGAATATGTTCTACTAACTACTGACATCGATTACCGCAAAAACAATAAAAACTTATGGAGCGAATACGACGAATACCATACGCTGCCACAGTTTGAATTCTTCCCTCATTTAAATGGCGGTCATTATTTTACAGACACAATAAAGCCTGAATTTACTTGTGATTTTATTGGTCGATTTGAAAACCTTCACGAAGATCTCAATGAGGCCTGGTCTAGTATTGGCATAAATCAGTTCGACCTACCCCATGCATATAATTCAAAGACGTTCAAAAAAGAAGCCATATGGTCGAGTGAGTTAAAAGATAAGATGTATAATTATTACAAAAAAGATTTTGAATTATTTAATTACGACAAATGAAATTTTGCATATTCACTCATTTGTTCTTCAGGCCCAATCTTTTTCATTTTGAGGAATGGTTGAAGTATCATATTGATTTCGGCGTAGATCATTTTTATTTTTATGAAAGTTCTCATTCGGGAATACCTTGCCTAGCAAAAGATACAAAAAGGCAAATAGATATACCCTTAGTTGGCGATATTCCGTACAGTCGTATTTATAAATACTACGATGAAATTAGGGAAAGGTATAAAGATTACTGCACTTTTATCAAATGGTTACCAAAGGATAAAAACGGTAACTACCTAGAGCACCATCAAATTCATGCTTACGAACAAGCCACGGCTTTTAATCATTTCTATAAAAATTATGCCAAAAAACACGACAGAGTATCAACTATAGATTGCGATGAATTTTATTACAGCAATAAACATCACAACATCAAAAGCTTTTTAAACGAAAATAAACAAGATATTTTATTATTAGGTTGTAAGTTTTTTGAATCTGTGTTTGTTCATGTCGGCGACTTGGTAGCGCAGAAGACAAAATGCTTAGATAAATTCTCAAGAGTTGGCCCTAAATATATATTCAATGCTCAAAACGCAAACTTGATATACAAAAACTCGCCCCACTTCCCTCCCAGTAAAAACAGAACTAGTGTAAATATAAGTCAAGAAGAACTTTGCTTCTATCATTATAAAGTTAATAAAAATGCAAAAATTTCAATAGAACACCACGGCAAACAAAAAATGAAATACGCAGAAGATAAATCAATGGCTAAAAAAGCCCAGTATTTACAAGATTATAATTTTATAGCAAAGCCGCAAACAAAACAAAACTTCATCGATTCAGAAGAAGACATATTAGGTTTAGATTTATTTACATGGGACCAAAGATGAACCTTAAAATTATATCATTCTGCAACTATCCTTACAGAGAAATAGCATTAAACTGGGTCAAGCACTTAGAAGCTTTGTCCATAGATAATTACGAAGTTTTATGTCTCGATTCTGAATCTGACGAATATTTAAAATCCCACGGCTGCCACTCAAGAGTTCTAGATGAATTTAATGGTGACTGGATTTCTGGCTGCAAGCATACCATGCGCCGCACCTTGATATTTAAAAAGTACTTAGAAGAAGGTTGTGACATTATTCATTCAGACACTGATGCGCTTTGGCTCAAAAACCCTATACCTGAATTGATCGAATCAAACAGTCAAGATATTATTGTATCAACGGTTAGGCATAAAGGAGCATTCCCACCAGAGGTTCGCGAAGCTTTTGGATTTACATGCTGCATGGGCTGGATATTTTTTCGAAGCAATAAAAACACAATCAACTATCTAGATAAATTCCTTAACACTAGAGAGGTCAAGGGCTCAGATCAGAAAAACTTCAATGAATTCTTATTGAGCAATAATCCATCAATTAGCCCGCTCGACAATGGAGATGAGTTAATCATTACCAATGACTTAAACGTCTCATTACTTGGGCTATCAAAGCCCCTAGTCAAGCGCGGTCCAATAGAAGAAGAAACATACGTCTGGCATCCAAACACAAGAAAAGAAGCCGAGCATAAAAAACAATCATTTATAGATAGAGGACTATGGAAAATTTAATCTCACATCTTGAAGGCCCAAATAAGCATATTATTAATTTAATAAACCTTGATAGCGGCGAAGTTGTCAATTCAACAAGTAAATGGCTAAGTGATCGTTGGTTTTTGCGCGAAACAAACTTTGCAAAACATTTGACATGTGTCGAAATCAGCCCATTCAAAAACACAAAAGACTCAAACGTATTTGTCGGGAAAAAGTATTTGGGGCATAAAGTTTACAAATCTCTATCCGATTCATCAACATCTATTGACTTCTTATCAATACTTGACCCTGACATCTCGCTTGAAGTTTTAGAGTCTATCGATTTTTCCAAGTATACAATCAAACATTTCTGTATAGCTATTAACCCAGTAAAAACAAAAAATTTTAAACAAAACAAAAAAGACATAGAATTATTCATGAAGGATAAAGCTAAATTTATAAAACAAAACAGAACAGAACTTCTATATATAAATGAATACTGAAAACTATATCACACTAAATCTAATTCAACCAGGACTATGCGTTAGAATGTATTTGATTATCAGCTACCTTAATTATGCAGGGGACAACAACAAGAAACTTTTGTGTCTATGGAGGAAAAATGATCAATGTCCTGGAAATTTTTCTGAAGTGTTCAAAGAAATTGATGATGTTGTTTTTCTTGAAAATGACTTTAAGGGGATAAAAGGCGAACACCCAAAAGGTAAAAACTCCTGGAACATGATCGACGGGTATTGGCCTTCAAAATATTACAAAGATTATTCTCTATTTAAACCTATAGTAAAGCTTCAAGATAAAATAGATTCAATAGTTAATAAACTAGGCGATTTTATTTCCTTACATGTCCGCAGGACTGATATGCCAGGGCTTGCATCAAATTCAGATTTTTTTGAATTTATTGATAAGCATCCTGATCTTAAAATTTACTTAGCCTGTGATCAAAAATCTACCCAAGAAACTTTTCTAGAAAAATACGGCGAAAGAATTTTTCTTAATAAACCTTTTAAAAAAGAATGGTCCCCACAGGATAAACTAGAAAGATCTTCAAGCCTAGAAGATGCAGTTATTGACTTATTTGTTGCATCGCGCGCTAAATTCTACAAAGGAAGCAATAAAGGCCAAAACGGCATAGGTTTGAGTAGCTTTAGCGGTGCTATACAATATTTATATAACTTAAACTCAACAGTAAATTAACATAGGCCAAAGACAGCGCTCAAGTAATCGTTTTTTAGGTGTATAATATATCATGGAACAAATAAAAATACAAACAGGAGCAAACCTTAGTCGCTTGCTTCAATCAACAGTAAACATACCTCAAGCCTTTACTGAGCTTGTAAAAAACTCGATACAAAATTTCTCTACATTTTGCCGCATTGATTTTAACGATGCATGCGCAACTATAATCGACGACGGCCAAGGCTTTGATCATGAAAAAGATGAAAACGGCATGAGTGGTTTTGAGAAATACTTTGTCTTTGGAAATTCCTACGATATGACTGGCGGTAAAGGCGTGAAGCTTGGTCAAATGGGAATAGGTGGCAAACTTGCAAACGACAAACTCTCCAACGAGATTGATATACATTGGATCATTGAAACAAAGAATATCCACGGCAAATGCTTTATTGTTGAATACAAGCCTTCTGGCGTCGAATTTTTGAACGATTATTCTCCTGAGCTTACTGAAATAAGCCCAGAAGAATGCTCTATACTCACAGAGTCTGGAACAAAGATAACTATTGCAACCCTAAAAGACCATATACAAAAAGAGGGCTGGCCTTCTGGTCAAATTAAAAATGAGCTTTGCACTTTCTTTGGCTTCCTTTTGCCGCAGCTTGAAAAAGAAGGTAAGAAATTCGACCTAATCCTTAATGGGGAAAGTTTAGACTTTTCATACAAACTTCCTGGCTCTAATATTCCTATTATTAGGCGCGAATTTGAATACGACTACTACGGCGAAAAGCGCACCAGCAATATCGAATTTAGATTATCATTAATTTATAATCGCGGCTTAATTAAAAACCATCCATTAAAAAACATTGAAATAATATCAAAGGTTAAAATCTGCTCGCTTAACTTGTCCGACCAAGACTTACTAGAATCAACACTAGAATGGTTGGAAGAAAAAAACAAAGAAGAAATAAAAGATAAAGATAAAATTTATGATGTGTTTAATAAGTTGATTGGTTTTATTTCTTGCGATGACCTCTCTGAAGTTATGGATAGTACTGGAATGCCAGCCAAAGATCTTTCTCATCATGGGTTAAGGAGTGACCACCCCATAACGAACCCTTTTTACGAAAGAGTTTATAAAGTTCTACTCGAGTGGATCGTTGAATATATCAAATTGAACTCCGAAGAAAAAATGAACATCCTTGACGCTCTTGCTAACGAGGTATCAAGCATGCTTGCTGAATATTTTGAAGACGAAGACTTTTCTGATTTATGGGACACTGAAGAAGAGGAGGACGACGAAGAAGAAGAACTAACAGAAGATGAGAAAAAAGAAGAGAAAGAAAGAAAAGAGTTGGAAAAATTCGCAGAGCTCACAATTGATAAAGAATGGGTTTTTGAGCCAGAACCGGAAGAGCCAGAACCGGAAGAGCCAGAACCGGAAGATCCAGAGCCTGAAAATAATATACCTCCCCTCTGGAATAAATACAAAAACCAAAAATTAAAACAATCAAAAAGGCTAAGGTATAGAATTATTGATTTTGGAGAGGAAGAATCTAAATCAATGTCTAAGGTTGATGACATATCTGACTTCACCATATTAATCAACAACGGCAATCCTAAATTCAAAAGATTCTACGAAGAGAATTCTCCATTCTTATTGTCTCTTCATATTTCCGAACTACTTATTAGAGAGATATCAATGTATAAGAATCCTTTAGCTAGGCCTACTGATCTAGACGAAGCTATTAGTGATTTCTATTCCAATAAATACACCCAAATAAAGAAGAATAGTGAATGATAAGGGAGTAATTTACGTTGCTGTAGACCCCAACACAGCCCCCCAAGAGAGAAAATACAACCCAGACAAGAAACAAATACTCAAAGAATTTTTTCATTCTTTCAATTCCTTAAGGCTAACTAACCCATCTCTCTCTGCGACAGTTTTTACTGACTACAAGGAAATTCTTGACTCTTCTTTAGATTTTGAGCGAAATCAAATTAAAAATGACTTCGGCCTTAAACCTAAAGTTTTTGGCATAAAAAATTCACCCTATAAGCGTACAGTTTTTTTAGATACAGATACCGAAGTAAAAGGCTCGATAGAGCCTATTTTCTCATATCTTAATGGTAATGATCTTTGCCTTGCAAAAGAGTTTATCATTCCCTCTGCTTTCAATACTGGAGTTATTTCCTTCAAGAAGTCTTCTTTGGTTAAAGCTTTTATAGATTTTTGGTACAAATCAATGGATAATAACCATGAAAAAGTTTGCGACCAAGGCTGCTTTAATAATATCATTAAGTTCAAGCATAAAAATCCTCCTAAAAATTTAATCCATATAAAAAAAATTATCGACCCGATCTCAATTAAAATTTTAGACAGCAAAATATGGAACCTTCGTGTTGCAGAAAAAAAACAACTTCTATCAGAGGGGTTTGATTTCAATAAGAATATAATTCTCCACATGAGAGGGTTGGCTAAATAATGAATTACGACCTTTACATATTAACTACTGCAATCGATAGGCCCGACCTGCATAATCAAACACTGCCACCCTTTTTTAAAATACTGGAAGATCAGGGTGTCAATTATAAATGGTTTATTAACTTAGATTCTCCGTTTAAAAAAACAGAAGAAGCCACAAATAACTTAAAATCTTTCAATGGAGGCTCCCAAGACTTGCATATTTCAGATAAAGCCTGTTTTTATTCGGCGGCAAAACACGTGATCAGTTCTGCGTATAATGAACTAGACAATCTTGATGGTTACGTCATGTGGCTTGAAGATGACTGGGATTTACTTATTCCCTTTAACATGCGCGAATTAATAGGTAGTGATTATGAATATATTGGCTTTCACTTTCATCACTTTTTTGAATTCTCATTTAACCCAACTATGTGGAGCAAAGATTTTTTTGTAAAAAATGTACACGAACCTTTTGCTACTTCAGAGACTTCAATTGATCCAGAGCAGCTATTAATCAATCACCATAAAAAAACTAGATCAGAAGATTCTAGCCACCTAAAGGATGTAAACCGAATTAACTTCAACGGCGTATTTGAAGATGCTGGCAGAAAATGGGGAGAACAATATAATTTAAAAAAATGGAATAAAAACAAAACAGGAGGAAGCGTTAGTTATGCCTAAAGCCTCCATAATATTATCGTCCTACAATAACTTATCCGCACTTGAGTTAAGTATTGAAAGTTTGAAACATCAAACAGAAAAAGATTTTGAAATCATTATAGCAGATGATGGCTCAACAGATGGCACAATAGAATATTTAGAAAAAGAAGGAATACAATATTTTAGCCGCCCCAATGAAGGCTACAGGCTTGCGTATATTTGGAATCGCGGAGCCGATCTAGCAAAAGGGGATAGATTTATCTTTGGTAATTCGGATATTATATCTCACCCTAAAAGAATAGAGGAGCATTCAAAATTTAATAACTATTTAATCGCTGGCAGTTATCCATCAATACCAATTGATTATGTAAAATCTATAACAAAAGAAAAAATACGGCACAACTTTTGGTCGATAGATTTAATAGCGACAGAGGACAGAAGAAAGGATTACATTTCTGGGCTCAAAAAACCACAATTACATCACGGTAAAAAGATACCTCCGCGATATATGTATGGCGGCAACTGGTCTTGCCCTGCTGATATTTTTAAAAAACTGGGAGGTCTAGATGAAGAGTTTAAAGGTTGGGGTGGAGAGGATTTTGATTTTGCCCGACGAGCTCAACTAGATGGGCATGATACCATCCTTAATACTAATTGTATTGGGTATCATCTTGATCATGAGACGATCAATAGAGACGAAACTCGGTCAATAGGTAAAAGTTATTTCAACCAAAAATGGTCATAAAGCCTAAGATAATAGATGCCTTCATGTTTAATAATGAGCTTGATATACTTAATTTCAGGCTACATGAATTAAACGATTATGTAGATAAGTTTGTTATATATGAAAACTCATGGACTTTCAGCGGCAATAAAAAACCACTTTACTTTGAGGAGAACAAACAAATGTTTTCTAAATTTTCCGACAAGATAGTTCATATAAAAAGTAACACTCGAGGAAAAGACAACTGGAAAAGGGAATATGCCCAAAGATATGAGGTATTACTGAAAGGAGTCTCATTGCTAAACTTAAACGACGAAGATATCGTTTCTTTTTGTGATCTAGATGAAATTATAGACACAGAATTAATCACTAACTACAAAAACGAGTTACCCAAAGACACAGTCTTGCTTGTCCAGCCTCATTGGTTTAACGTATCCTGGGATTGCTACCTAGGAGCATGGCAACATCACAGTATTATTTTCTCCTACTGGAGGGAGCTTCAAAAAAGAATGCCCCACTGGAGGGGCATGCAATGCGGTTGGCGATGGGATCATCCTAAATTCCCCCAGCCGATCAAGAAACAGGAATTATCTGGCTGGCATGCGTCTTGGTTCATGAAAACTGAAGATTTAATCGTTAAATTAAAAAGCTTCGCCCACAATGGAGAAGAATGGGTTGACGAATTGTTACAAAATATCGATATCGTTAAGTTTAGAATTAAATCAGGGCTTGACATTCAAGGCGAAAAGCAATCAGAAAAATTCGATAAAAATTATCCTGTCTTTAAAAATTATATCACCTATGACTAATTTAAAATTAATTTCTGTAATTAGTTCGGGAGACAATAGATACAAATCTATTCGCGATAATTTCTTAGCCAACACATCTTCTTTTGATTCAATTATTTCCAGTGTTGAGGTTATAAATGTTGAGACAAAATCGGGGGACTGGCAAAGTCAAGGCTTCCTGGATACCGTATACAAAAAATTAGATCACACCCATCAGTTATTAAAACAAGGTCACACTGTTTTTTGCACCGACTTAGATATTTTCTACCTAAAAGATCCCATAGAATACATGCATGGATTACTTGATAATTTCGATATTGTTGGGCAAAATGATTTTGATAGGCTCTGCACGGGTTTTTATATGGTCAAATCTTCTGATTTAACAGTAGATCTTTTTGACACAACCGAGAAACTTGTTTTAGATGGTGAGCAAAGCGATCAAAATTATATCCATACTAAATTACAATCAGACAAATACTCTAGCCTAAAAGTCCACAAGCTTAATGAAGACTCTTTCCCCAATGGATATCGCTGGTATAAATGGAATAAAAGATTAAATCCATCTATTGTTCATTACAATAGCATAGACTCTATAGAAGGAAAGATAGACAAAATGAAACAATTCAATCACTGGCTAGTGTGAAAAAAATATTTAAAATTTTCGTCTGTTGTCATAAATATATTCATAGAGTTGAAGATATAAAGGCTCGCGTCAATAAATGGAATCTTGGTGATTATTTAATTTTTGTTGGCGGCGAAGAGGAAAAACAGTTAGAAGAAAATGTTATTCAATTAAAATGCCGTGATTTATACGAAGACCTGCCAGAAAAAATGTTTGCTATCTATGGATATTTAGCAGATAACGGATACGCTAACAGCTATGATTACTTCTGGAAAATAGATGATGATGTTGATTTCATGCGCTGGAACGAAGGGCGCCAAGAAGCATTAGTTAACTCGCTCAACGGCCTAAACTACGCTGGATTCAAACTAAAAAGTGGAGAAGGTAAGCGTGGTTGGCATATCGGAAGAGTAAGAGAAGACTCGCCCTGGTTCAACAAAAGATATAATGGAAGATACCCCGACTGGATGGATGGCGGCACAACATATTTCCTTAGTTCTAAAGCCTTAAACAAGTGGAAAAATTTTTATAAACTTTCAGAAATTAGAAATTACGATATATATGAAGACCTTGCAGTAGCTAAATATCTAGAAAAATGCAACATACTACCAGTAGAAATAAACCCATGGCAAGACAAACCCGTGCTAAAATTTAATATTAATAAATGAAAATCTTCAACAAAAGCAAAGAGGGGCTTTTTGGTTCCTCGATGAACTGGATTAACGCAAGACTGCCTTATTTATATAAAAATAAGATATACCCTCATTGGGATATTAGAAACGTAAACCATGGAAACCCTTCGGACCAAGATAGGATTATCCCTCATATTATTGAGCCTAAAAAACAAAACGCAAATCCAGGTGAAACTGTAAACCTGCTAGATATAGAAAGATATCAGTATACCGACTTCAATGAGGCAAGCTTTTACTTTAATCATTATTTTGAATTGAATCAAAGCATTATTGATTTGTCTTTTGAAATTTGCAAACCTTTCGATAATTGTCTTGGTATACATTTTCGAGGCAATGATAAGTCTAGAAAGAATGACAAGGAGAATGTTCCTATAGATAATTATGCTTACATTGAAAAAATAAAACTTTTTGCTGAGCGCTATGATTTTGAAAGCGTTTTTGTTTTGTCTGATGAAGTTGCTCTAAAGGAATTTTTAAAAAATGAAATCTTAAAAATGCTTAATGTCCCTGTGTTTTTCACTAACATTGAACCAGTTTTCCATTTATCTCAAAAAACACTTGACAACAAGTTAGAATTAACAAAAAATGCTGTAGCAGAAATGCTCGTTCTTTCTCGATGCAAGTATGTACTTAAAAATCAATCCGCATTTTCGAGTTGGGCAAAGATCATCAATCCTGAAATTAAAATGTACAGAACCAGCAAGTGCAAGCAAGACTGGTTCCCTGATTATTATTTGCCAGAATTATGATTTCTCACGAGCATAAAGCCTTGTTTTTTCATATGCCCAAATGTGGGGGAACTTCCATTGAGCGCGTTTTAGCATCTTGCGGCTTTCAGAAGAGTTCTAGAGAAGCTTTTTACCAGAATCAACACTCTGTTAGTTTATTTGACCAAGCCAAAAAAAAATACGCTGATCATATTGATGATTATTATAAATTTTCTTTTGTCCGAAATCCTTGGGACCGAATAGTTTCGGTTTGGAAAAAGCATGCTCTTCCTTTTTCTGATTCGGGAAGATTTCCAAACATTAATGACTTCAATACTTTTATAAGAAAGTATCCATTACCCCAAAAAAATATTTTATGGCATGCGCGTTCTCAATTTTTTCAATTAAAAAACCCTTCTTTCTATAACTTTATCGGAAGGTTTGAAAATATAGAAGAGCACTTATTTTTTGCTTTGGATAGTATCGGTGTCACTAATAATATATCGCTCCCGAAATTAAATCAATCCAGCCACAATCATTATAGTAATTATTATAACGAATATTCTGTAAAGAAAGTAGGGGAGATGTACAAAGAAGAAATTGATTATTTTGGCTATGAGTTTATTAATAAATGAAAGCGCTATGTTTTACTTTTGATCGGAATATGCCGATCCTGGAATATGTCTTATATACATACTTTAAATGTTGGCCAGATAATCCTTTTGTTTTTTACGTTCCATGGAATAATACTAAACCTGATCATTTAGTAGAAAAATACGGCTCCGACAAAATCAAGCTATTGCAGACTGATAGCAGAGTTAAGCCAACTATTCGCACTCTTTTATCAATAGCTCAGCCTAATGAATTTATATGGTGGGCGCAAGATGACAAATACATATTGGATTTTAAAAACAAACAAATAATAAAAGACCTTTATCAATTTAACGCCTCGAATATTGGCGGCTTTATGTTTACAAAAAACGCTGACGCTGAAACTTCATATACAAATATCAAAAAAAAATTCGGTGAGCTTGAATTAATACAAAAGAAAAATCATCACCAGATATTCCAACCACAATTGCTCAAGAAAGAGGTGATCGAATACTTATACTTGAACGACAGGCTAGAAGATCACTACCCCCTATTAAAGCTTTACCCGATAATGAACTTCAAGCCAGTCAAAGATTTATACGCCACCAGTAGTAATCAAATCAACATAGCTGAATCTCTGGACGCCGGCAAAATGACAAAAAATTTAGTGTACAATATGAGGAAGGATGGTTTTAAAATACCAAAACTACCTCAATGTGAAAAAACAATGATATATAAGGACCAAAAATGAGCTTAGGAAACAAAGGAGTATTGCAATTTATTAAAAACGACGCAGTTTGCGTGGAGGTCGGAGTATGGAAGGGTGATTTGTCTAGGCATATCGCTCAGCTTCCAATTTCTGAGCTTTACTTGATTGATCCTTGGCAAACTATCAACGATGTAGAAGGCCGCCTTCATAATACTGAGCAAAAAAACTTAGATGATATTTACAACACAGTAAAGAGAAGGTTTTTCTTCAACAAAAAGGTTAAATTGATACGGAAATTTTCCGCTGACGCAATGACTGACATTAAAGACGGTTCTGTAGATTGGATTTATATTGACGGCAATCACAGCTATGAATTCGTAAAAGAAGACCTTAATGGCTGGTGGCCAAAACTTAAAAGCGGAGGCTATTTGTGCGGCGATGACTATATCGAAGGAAAATATCAAGTTGAAGAATTGCAATTCGGCATCGTGCAGGCTGTTGATGAGTTTAGGCAAGAGCGCGAACCTGAAATTAATCATTCTGAATTAATTAAAGATCAATTTGTTTTCCAGAAGAAATGAATCATGATGGCTCGACCAAAGTTGCTGTAGTTGGCAACTGTCAAGCTCAAGCTTTATGCTGGTACTTAGGTAAATTAAATTTCCTATCCTCCTGCAAGTATATATGCCCCGACTGCATTCTTGGGGACCGCCCCCTACCAATGTTTCGTGACAAAAACATATGGGGAGATCAGCTCAGCAATAGCATATATAATAATTCAGAATCCATTGGCTTTCTGGAATCTGCGACACATATCATCTACCAACCCATAAAAGAAGAGACCTCAAAGATACACAATTACAAAAAAATACAATCCTACGAAACTAAAGCCTGCCAAGTAATCAGTTTCAGCGATTACTTTTATGACCCAAAAGACGAATCCAAACTCATGGGAATGAAAGATAGGTCAAGGAAATATAACATCAACATTTGCGGTTACAGCATAATCTTAAAAAATAAAGATAAAATTCATGGTCAAACAAAAATTTTGAAAGATGGATATAAAGTTCATCCAAATTCTTTTTATTTTCTTGAAGTTATCTCGCGTCTATGCAAATTAACCGGATGGGATTATTTCTCCAAAAAAGATTACAAAACATACCTTAACTCTGGGTACCCATTCGACCAATAAAATAATGATTTCAGAAAAGTTGAAATGCGTTTTCGTGCATATTCCTAAGTGCGCTGGTAGTTCAATTAATCTTGACTTAAAATTAACTTCTGTGGGTTTTTCTGGGCATAGTCCAGCTTCTTGTCATTTTGATTACATCGGCCAAGGTTATTTTTCTTTTACGTTTATTCGAAATCCATACGATAGGGTTGCTTCCGCTTATAGGTATTTTCAAAAATTAGTTCCGGGCCATAGATGGTACAAAAGAAATAGCATTATAGCTGACCTAGCTAACGAACTAGACTTCAGTGGTTTTGTTAATCACATAGACGACTTTAAGCAGCTAATGAAAAGAGAAGATGGCTCTTATGAGTCCGGCATCCACTTTCAACCGTTCTCTTATTTCCTAGATGAGCCTGTTGATTTTATTGGTCGACACGAGAACATACAGCATGATTACTTCAGCATTAGATCCAAATTAAACCTTCCAATAAAGAACCTACCAAAAACAAACTCAACAAACAATAAAGACTATAGAGAATTATACGTAGAAGATAGCAAAAATATTGTGTATAATACATACAAAGAAGACATAAAAAAATATAACTACAAATTTTAAATAAAATGCCATTACCATACGAATTCGAACTAGATGATTCCAGGCTTTCTCTGCTGGAAAAGATTAAACCAGGAGATGTTTGCGCAGAAATAGGTGTATTCAGGGGCGACTTTTCTGAATTCATGCTGAAGATGGACCCAAGTAAGCTTTATTTAGTTGATCCATGGGTTAGCATAATGGATATTCCAGCTAGATGGCACGCAATTGATCAGGGTGAATTAGATTTGATCAAGCAAAACGTCGTTAATAAATTCTCTTCAGACAATCGTGTGGAAATTATTGAAAAATACTCAATTGATGCACTTGATGACTTCGAAGATGGCTCGTTTGACTGGATTTATCTTGACGCGAATCATTCATATTCTTTCATTCAGCAGGATTTAGAAAATTGGTGGACAAAATTAAAGACTGGCGGAACAATGTGCGGAAACGCCTACCAAGATGATGATGCTCAAATTAGGCTTCTTGACTTTGGCGTTATACCTGCAGTAGATTCATTCTTAGAAGACTTTTTTGACGAAATAGAAAATTTTGAAATCATAGAATATCAATTCGTATTAACAAAAAAATGAAAATATTAGTTGGAGGAGCGGGCGGCTTTATTGCCGGTTATTTAGTTAAAGATTTATTAGCGCAAGGGCACGAAGTTATTGCTGCCGATATTAAACCATCAGAAGAGTGGTATCAAACTTTTGATGCTGCTGAAAATCATTTTGACTGTGATCTTGGGGAAAAGCACCATTGTTACAATCTATCAAAAGGTGTTGAGCGAATCTACAATCTTGCTTGTAACATGGGTGGCATGGGTTTCATTCAAAACAATCATGCTCTTTGTATGGAATCAGTTTTAATTCAGGCGCACATGCTTATGGCTGCCAGAGACAACGGGGTCAAAGAAATACTCTATAGCTCCTCTGCCTGCATTTACCCTCAAGAGATTCAGTCTGACATTAAAGATGCTGCCTCACAGGGCTTAAAAGAGCACACTGCATACCCGGCAAATCCGGAAGATGGATATGGCTGGGAGAAACTCTTTAGCGAGATTTTAACTTCTTACTACGGCAAGGACTTTAATATTGATTCTAGGGTCTGTCGATACCACAACGTTTATGGCCCTTATGGCACATGGCGCGGAGGCCGCGAAAAAGCTCCAGCAGCTATTTGCCGTAAGGTTATTGACGCTAAGATGAGAGGCAATCATGAAATTGAAATCTGGGGTGATGGCGAGCAAACTCGTTCTTTTATGTATATCGACGATTGTATAACCGGAATGGACTTGATGTGGGAAAAAGGCGACACTCGTCCATTGAATTTAGGTAGTGACGAAATGGTTTCAATCAATCAGCTGGTTGATATAGCTGAAGGTATTGGTGGGATTAAATTAAAAAGAAACTACAATCTTGATGCGCCGCAAGGAGTTCGTGGTCGAAATAGCGACAATGAAATGATCAAAGAGGTGCTTGGATGGGCTCCATCAATCACCCTACAAGACGGACTCGAGAAAACTTATGCCTGGATTTACGATCAGATGCAAAATTGCAGTGACTCATCAGGGTATTAAGTGTAAATACTTTTACTATGATCGAATTCTACAACGTAAAAAAGAAAAAGAAAGTCTCAGTTGAAGAGTCTAGCGTTTCAAAACACGCTTACGAAAAAACAACCAAGACCGGAAAGCAATCGATAAGATACGCCTTAAAAGCGGTAGATGAAGACGGCACTAAGCTGACTAAATTCTGCAGCAAGGCTGACTACGATAAGCTTCCGGACTGATGGGGCCTATATTAAATACAATTCTTGGAGCAGGAATCAAGCTGCTCTGCAATTTAATTAATTCTTGGCTTGAGCAAAAACGCCAAGACCAACTCTTTATAGCTGCCAAAGATGCAGCTATGTTTGATGCTATTTGCAAAAACCAATCTGCTCAAGCCAGCGACCCCTTCGTGAAAATCTCAAGACGTATACTTTTTATGTCAATAACCTTCACTATGTGTTACTTGATGATTTACTATGCCCACAACCCAGACATAACCTATAATCTGATAGTGCCAAAAGGAGAAGGAACTAGATGGGGATTTTTTAGTTGGATATTCGGAGCTAAAGACTGGGAGCTGGTTCAAATGACTGGAGGCTTGATGCTCTCGTCCTTTATGGATTTATGCTTTATGGTTGTTGGGTTTTATGCAATTCCCAGCAAAAGGCGCTAAAAAAGTGTATACTCTTATAAGATAATAAAATTATGAGTACAATACCTACGCAAACATACGATAATCCTCTTTTTAGCGGAAGCAGTCAAGCATCACATTCTCCAGATGTAAATTTACAATACATATGGGATCAAGGAATTAATTCTGAGGCTGGCGGCTGGAGACCTTTAAATACTGGAGACTTACTGACTGTAAATATAGAAGATGCGCAGATCAACGTAAATTTAGACAAAGACGAAGACTCCGTAAACATCTATACCAGTGAAAATCAAGCGATCAACGTCGAGTCTACAGACTTAGACGTTAGGGATCTGACTAGCGACACAGATTTTGTTAGCGCCAACCTACAGGTGGGCGACGTAGATGTATCTGACGCTAATCCGGTTCCATCTTTTGACCCAAAGACTTATATCAGCTTTACAGATTCTACAAATTTTGACAGTGCGGACCTTGGAAGTAGTAGTGCATCGACGGACCTTCATCCGACTGCATCCCCTTGTTATAGCAAGCATGGCTACATAGCTCATTGCTATACTGGCGCCAACAATACCTTTACTGGTAGTTTTATATTTGAAGCTAGCATGGATGGGGCCAACTGGGCGTCAATAGAAACAAGGACAATCGAGTCCTCTACCGATACAACTTTTAGTTATTACGATGAATTCAACTTCAGATACAGCAGGGTTACCTTCACAGGTGATGCTAATTTTACAGGAACTTGCTTGTTGCAGGAAAAGCATGATTTGTAATGGGGGATATATCAAGCTTCAGGCTCATCGGTAAAACTTCCGCATACCAGACTAAATTTTACCCCGACACTGAGCTCAAAAATTTTCAATATCGCTGGACCCCAGAAGAAAGTTCGCTATTTGCCTGGTATGACGCAAGCGACATATCCACCATAACGGAATCTGCTGGAATCGTGTCTCAAGTTGACGATAAGTCAGACAATGGATTCCACTTAAATGTATTAACCGCCAATAAAGTTGGACCCAAGACGGGCGTAGAGACACTTAATAATTTAAATGTACTAACTTGGGACTTACCTGCTCAGGTGCTTGAGAATAATTCTTTTGCATACGATCAAAACTCCAAGGCATTATACTTTGCCGTAATTTTCAAATGCAATATAAATAACCAGCAGGATTTCATTATTGCTGGCACTGAAAATACCGCGCCTGGTAATAGAATGTCTGCAAGGAGGACAGTTGGCTTCAATTCAATTCAAGTATTAGGGGGCAGTGGAACAGGTTCAAATATCGCCCTTAGCACGCCCCAAAACACCGCCAATGAGGGAGAGGATCTTTTAATTGTTGTGAAATTTAACGGAAGTAATTCTCATATCAGGATTGATGGAGAAATTAAAAATTCAGGGAACATTGGCACCAATCCATTTTCATCACTTAATGTTGGAGCTAATGAGGGAGAGTTTTCTTCAATCAATGGATACATTGCTGAGCTCGTATTCTTTGAAGACTCTTCAGTCCAAGAAAAGATGGAAGGATATTTAGCTCACAAGTGGGGCACTTCAAATAATCTCCCAGTGTCACACCCCTACAAATACCAGCCAAGATACTTCATTTAATTCCCTTGACTTTTTTTATTGTTTGTGCTATTATTAATAGGTGACTCAAACTGAAAAGAAGAAAGTAATCGAAAAGTTAATAGAACAACCCAAGACTCAAAAGAGATTGTTCTGGGGAAGGGAAATAAAATCCCTAAACATATTAATTGAATCCTACCCTATTGATGGGTTCTGGAAAGGTTTATCGTTTCCAAAGAAGCTTGACAGCATAATTGTATTGCGCTCTGGTTACTACGCAGATCAACTCAAAAAGAAATACAATAGATACACATATAACATACCTCCTAATAAACAAATAGATATAAAAGAAAAAACAGGAGAAGACTACATAAAACAAAATAAACCAAAAAATATTAAAGAATTTCTATCATGAGTAAAAAAACAGAAACAGAAACAGGATCAATAGATTCACTCAAGAGCTTTTTAAAACAAAATGAAGAGCATCACTACAACTACGAAGAAGATATAGACTACAAGGTATCTTGCGGCAGCCTTAAAGTAGATTTTGAACTAGGCGGGGGGCTTGGGCCTGGGCTTCATAGGTTTGTTGGTATAAACGAGGGAGGCAAGACCTCTGAAGCTCTAGAGGTTGCGAAGAACTTCTTAAAAATGCCAAAAGCAAAGGCTGTATACATCAAAGCAGAGGGAAGATTATCTCCAGAGGTAAGAGAACGTTCTGGTATCAAGTTCGTATCTAAAGAAGATGAATGGGATCAAGGTAGTTGTTTTGTTTTTGAGAGTAATATATATGAGACTGTACTAGATTTAATGAGGGTCCTTATTGCGAGAACTCCTGAGGCCATAAAATATTGCTTCGTGCTAGACTCCCTGGATGGGTTAATAATGAAGGATGACCTCAAGAAAAACTTTGAAGACTCTCATAAGATTGCTGGTGGGGCGCTGCTGGGCGCAAAGTTTATGCAAAAGATGAGTATTGCTCTCGCCAAAAGAGGCCACATGGCTATATTTATATCTCAGGTTCGTGCAGATATCAAGCTTGACCCATATAGCAAGGCTCCTGTCCGCCAAACTACTGCCACAGGTGGCAATGCGCTTCTCCACTTCGCTAATTATATACTTGAATTCGAACCTAGGTTTAAAAAAGACCTAATACTAGAAAATCCTAGCGCGCCATTAGACCATGACAAGAATAAAATAATTGGTCATGTCGCAAAAATGACCGTAAAGAAATCTCCTAATGAGAAAACCAATTATGTCCTTGAGTATCCAATTAAATATGGGCGCAAGAATGGAACTTCTATATGGGTAGAGAAGGAGCTTATAGATATGCTATACCTATGGGGCTATATAAACAAGAAGGGCGCATGGATATCAGTAGAAGAAGATTTCGTGGAGCTGCTAAAAAAAGAAGGTCATGAATTCCCTGCTAAACTCCACGGCGAGCCAAAACTAAATGACTTACTCGAAGCTAATCCAGACTTAATACAGTTTTTGATTAAACATTTCTCAGAAATAATCTATCAGTCCTAGCAGAATGATTTTTAAAACATTAGTTGGTTCAACAAAAAGAGTCAAAAAGCCAAAAAATTATATGGTAAAATGGGAGAAGCCTAGCAGAAGCAAAATGCAATTTGGAGTAAAAGAGTTTGTGAAGAACTATTGGTTTAACGATGTGGTATTTGAAGAGTTCCCTATCGTTGGCACCCGAATGAGCCTAGACCTATACAACGCCAATAAAAACATCGCAATAGAAGTTCAAGGCGCTCAGCATTTAAAATACACACCATTTTTTCACGGCAAATCAAAAACAACTTTCCTTAGTCAGATAAGGAGAGACAATGATAAGCAAGAATTCTGCAAACTGAACGACATTAAACTAGTAGAGATTTACCCAGAAGATAAATTATCTGTAGATTTATTCAAAACCTTTGGAGTCATCCTTTAATAAGTGTATATTATATAAATGAGCAACAATATAGATCCAGAAAACATGCAAACTTTTTCAATGCCCGAAAACCTGCTTGAACAAATTTTCGAGTTCACAGGTGGAGCAGAACATAGCAAGGGTTTCATTATAGCTTATGCAGACCAGAATGGTAAACCCCTAGTTTATACTAGAGCTCAGAACCAAATCGTAGAGATGGGCCTTAGAAAGTCTTTGGAGAAATATTTATTAAATATTGAAGAAGCTGAGAGCATGTATAACATGGAAAACGAAGACCCAGATATTGGGCTCGAATAATTTTTCACAAAAAGCTTTACAAATTCATTCTTCTCTGCTAGTATAGCACTATGGTATATTCTTACGAATTAGAACAACAGTTTTTGGGCGGCCTACTAAATCATCCGGAGAAATACATGGAGATAGCTTCATTTATTACTTCCAAGGATTTTGTATCAGATGTAAACGGAGTTGTGTTTACATTTTTGAAGCTTGATTATGAAGAAGGGAACTATATAGATGAAGTTGTTCTTGCTGAAAAAATTAAACTCTCCGGAATATCTTTTGAAGACAATATTAATATATCCGAATACTCTCGAGCGCTTAAACTAAGAAAAGGCTCAGCAGAATCGATAATTGACTCAGCCAAAGAGCTCTCTAAGCTTACAGTAAGAAGGGGGATTGGTGAAACTGGGGCTAAATTAACCAGCTCAATGAAGAACCTAGATAGTTCTAAAAACTTTACTCAAATAATAGACTTAGCCGACTCTATATATAACGATCAAGTCAGCTCTTATGAGCTTGGCGACAATAAAGCTTCTAATATTTTTGAAGAAATGGAGCAATGCGTAGAAGACAAAGGAAACAACCCCCAGACTGAGTTTGGTCCCAAAGGTCCTCATGAAAGACTGCATGAACTCTACGGATCTCTTCTGCGTCCAGGAAACATAACTACATTAGTGGCTAGAACTGGTGTTGGTAAAACTCAGTTTGTTATGGATTTCTGCGTTAAGGTTTCCGCAAAAGAAAATATACCTGTCCTACATTTGGATAATGGGGAAATGAGCAAAGAAGAATTAATGATGAGACAGTGCGCATCTCTAGCTCAAGTCCCTATGAATCTGCTTGAGACTGGGCAATGGAGACAGGCTGGAGAAGATGTGGTAAATAGAGTTCGTTCTGTTTGGAAAAAGATAAAAGAATACAAGCTATACTACCAGAACGTAGGTGGCATGCCTGTAGACTCAATGATTCAAGCTGTAAAACATTTTTACTACGGCTCCGTTGGTAGGGGTAATCCTATGATTTTAAGTTTTGACTACATTAAAACTACATCTGAAAACTCTAAAAACAAATCAGAATGGCAAATAGTTGGAGAGATGGTTGATAAGTTTAAGAAATTGATCCAAAGAGATATTACCACAGATGGACTACCTTCTATCTCAATGATGACAAGTGTTCAAAGTAATAGGTCTGGCATAACAAACAATAGGAGCTCTGAGAACATCGTAGAAGATGAGAGCATAGTATCCCTGTCTGATAGAATTACTCAATTTAGCTCCCACTTGTTTGGTTTGCGACAAAAAACACTTGACGAGCTTGCCGCCGAGCCTGGTTTTGGCACTCATAAATTAACATGTTTTAAATTTAGGCACCTAGGGGAGAATATACATCGCGCAGTGCAACCAGTAAGAATGCCGACAGGAGATCTAAAGAAAAATTATATCAACTTAAACTTTGAAAACTTCAATATAACTGAAGTCGGAGACCTGCAAGACATGATTGAGTCTCAAGTTAACGTAAACTTAGAAGATGACAACGATATTTTTGGAGGAGGGATAGAGATTTGACATCAGAAAAGATAAAAGACGTCTTACAAAAGCTTGGGTATAAGTTAACAGACTTTGGCAACCACTGGAGAACCAATGCGCTATACAGAGGGGGCAAGAACTCTACCGCTTTGCAAATATATAAAAACTCTGGAGTTTGGGTTGACTACGTAAATAACAGCCAGCACCTCCCCCTAAAATCATTAGTCGAGGCCACCCTACAAACTAATGATTCGTCGGAGTTATCTAAATTCTTGGATGGATATGACTTTGATTCGCTACCTTCTGAGAGCATAACCCCCACATCCAAAGAAAGAATTGAAATGGAAAAAACTTACCCAGAATCGATACTAATTAAGCTGCTGCCTCATTATAAATTCTATAATGATCGCGGTGTTGGTGACGAAACACTCTCTTTTTTTAAGTGTGGTTTAGCTACAGAGGGGGCAATGTACCAACGGTTCGTTTTCCCCATATACAATTCAAATGGCGAAATACATGGCTTTAGTGGTAGAGACATGTCCAAACAGCCAAACGATAGGCCAAAATGGAAGCACATGGGGAAGAAATCAACTTGGGCGTATCCATTTTATTTAAAAAATAGCTCAGGAGACTTACCAATTAGAGATGAAATAAGCAGTCGCCAAGAAGTTATACTTGTTGAGAGCATAGGTGATCTATTGAGACTGCATCACAAGGGTTTCAGGAACGTTCTAGTTGTTTTTGGAACCTCAGTCTCTAACTCCTTGTGTTGCCATCTTGTTTCTCTAGGTTTAAAAAAAATTATCATATCACTAAACAATGATAGTGATAAAGAAAAGAACAGGGGAGAGATAGGGTCTCTTAAGAGTTACCTCAAGCTACTAAACTTCTTCGATAGGGATAAATTAATAATCCATCCACCAGCGGCTTCCGACTTCGGAGACATGAACGATGAAGACTTTTTATCATGGAACAAAAAACTAAACGAATTCGATATAGAAGAAGGGGTCAAGAACAATCACAAAAAAATCCTTGATCTTTTGAAAAGCAAAGACATATCTGCCTCATCATATAAAAACAAATACTTCTCATGAAAGAAATAACTCCACTATCAGCCAGTAGAATCAAAACTGCACAAAGTTGTTCATGGAAATATTGGGCAAACTATAAACTGAAAGTTCCTGACGCCGGAAACGATGGCTCGAGCAGGGGCTGGATTTGCCACTTAATCTTTGAGCTTCTTGGCGAGCCCCGACATAAGCATATTTATGATGAAATTATATTAAAAGATTCAATATATTTATGCGAGCCAATAAGAAGGCTTGTAGCCTATCATGCTAAAAAGTTAAACGTAAATGATAAAGACAACCTTGAGTTGATAAACAACATGACTTTGGCTGGCCTGCATTTTGACTTCTTTGGTGGGGCTGGAATGGATAGTCCAGACGAGGGAATCTCAGAACAATCTTTCGATATAACGGTTGACGAAGGTGAGAAACTTTATAGAATGAGGGGTTTTATTGATAAGCTCTTTCTCTACGAAGAAGAAGGCACGGCAATCATTAGAGACTTCAAGAGTAGCAAACAAATTTTCAAAGGTAAAGAGTTAACGGACAATCTCCAAGATCTCATGTACACACTTGCGGTTAAAAAACTATTTCCTCACTTCAAGAAGAGGCAGGTCGAGTTCTTGTTTCTAAAATTTGATTTAAATTCAAATGGTCGAGTCAAAATGAAAGATATATCAGAAGAGGAGCTTGAAGGTCTCGAGTTTCACCTAACTGAGATACAGAAATTCATTGACAACTTTGACGAAGAGACTGCAGAATCTAATTTTGCAGGAGCTCAAGGCTATCCCTCTGACGGAACCTTTGGTGGTCCATTAATGTGCGGAAAGGATGGCTATAAAATATCCAAAGGTCAACCCGTGCTAGACAAATCTGGACAACCAATCGTTGCTTATATTTGTTCTCATAGAAAGCCGCTAGATTATTACGTTTTAAAAGATGAAAACGGCAAAATAATTAAATCAGCATTCAAAGAAAACAAAGACTCCCTCGAAGCCAAAGAGGGGCAAACCATAGAAATGATGGAGTATAAAGGTTGCCCTTATTGGAACAAACCAAAAGTCGATATAGACGATTTCTTTTGATTTTTTGTGTACTCTGTTATTGATGACAGATACAATAGAAAATATTTGCTACGAGTACTCAGAAGATGTTCTTTTTTCTCAGGAAAACTCTTTTGATGGAGCGCCGATCTTAATCATTTGCTATACTCAGGTAAAATACATACAGGAGCTATCCTCCTTCTTAAAAAATTATGGATACCAAATATCTTCTCGGAAGAATACTGGTAAACATTTTTCTTTAGTTAGATTTGAATTAATTAACTTAAGCCATTACGACGAGTTAAAAGAAAACAGAGACACAGATCAAGAAAATTAATATGTTTTTGGTTTTAATTATTTTTGCTTCTGCAATCTGCATTTCTCTTACTGCGGCTTATTTTAGTATAGTTGGTCTTGCTACTATGTTCCCTGGGTCAAGGGAAGCGATCATAATAATGGGTGCAGTTCTTGAGGTTGGAAAGCTTGTTGCGGCAGTGTGGCTGCACAAAGAATGGCACAGCGCATTTAAATTCATAAGAAATTATTTGCTTATTGCTGTTTTTGTGTTAAGTATCATAACAAGCATGGGTATTTTTGGATTTTTATCTCGTTCCCATGTTGAGCATTCTGCATCAATGGAAAAAGAGCAGGCTTTGGTTGCGCAAATAGAAGCAAAGATATCGCGCGAAAAAGATTTCATAATAAAGAAACAAGAAAGTATTAAAAAAATAGAATCTACTCAATCATATAGCGATACAAATAAACAAGAAACTATATCAAGATTACAGGATAGAGTAAATTCAATTAAACAAGAACAAGAATTATCCATTAAACAAGAACAAGATTTAATTAATAAATACGAGTTAAGACTAAAAGACTTAGATAAAGAATTAGAAGGAGCTAAAAGCACAGGATTATTTAGTGATGATAAAAAATATAAAAGCACTTTATTAAAACAAGAACAAGAAAGACAATCAATAAGCGCCAACATATCTGAATCTGAAGCGCGATCTAATTTGGTTAGGTCTGAATCATTATCTTCCATAAATGAAACGCGCAAACAAATCGACTCAACTAATGCGCTTAAGATCGAAACAATCAAGGAAGACCCTAAGATAGAATTATACTCCTTGGAAATTGATAAGGCTTACGATAGAGTCGCTGAGCTTGAGAATCAATCATTTGAATATGGCCAAGGATTAAGGGCGCTTGAAACAGAGATGGGGCCGATAACCTATATCGTTGAAGCCTTGAACGACTGGACGGGTGTTGAGATTGACACTGGCAAGGGAATAAGGATTGTTATTGTAACTTTGATATTTGTTTTTGATCCACTCGCTATTCTATTGCTTATTGCGGCGACAATGTCTTATGCTGAGCTTCAAAGAAAGCGAGCAGAGGGAGATATTCCGCCTGACGTGCGCGAGATAAGGAATAAATTACTAGAAGAAATCGAAGAGTATTTGCAAGAGGGTGGGATAGCCGAACATTTCATAGAGCGAGCAAAAAAATAGCTTGACTTGGAGGGTAATTTATGTTAAATTACTCTCATGACAATTCCCATATTCAAGAGCCACTACTCTATCGGTAAAAGCATCTTAACATTATCTCCGGCCTCAGACAAAGACCCAGAAGAAGACTCACAAGATGGCCCGATCAGCGTCTTCGACATAGTCAAAGAAAATAACTTAAAACAAGTAGTTATTGTAGAGGACAGCTTAACAGGCTTTCTCGAGGCCGACAAGGTTTCAAGGGAGCTTGGGGTTCAATTAATCTTTGGAGTAAGATTTGACGTATGTAACGACGCCTCAAACGAAGAGTCTATAAAAGAATCCAACTGCAGGCATAAAATAATCATATTCCCCAAGAACTCTGAAGGCTGTCGCTCTTTAAATAAAATTTATACTGAGTGCAAGACAAATCACAACAACTTCCTCGACATGAAATTACTCTCCGGCTTATGGGATGAAGATAATTTATCGATGTGCATACCATTCTATGATTCATTTATATTTAACAACCTAACTTCGTTTAATTCTTGTGTTGTTAATTTTAAATTCACAAAGCCAACGTTCTTCGTGGAAGATAATGGGTTACCTTTTGACTTTATTGTAAAAGAAAAAGTAATTCAATATTGCGATGTTAATAAATTTAAAACAGAAGACGCTCAATCCATCTACTATAAAAACAAAGACGACTTTTCCGCTTACTTGACTTATAAGTTGATATGTGGCAGAAATTCATTTGCCGGAAGGCAGCTCTCTCTAGAGAAGCCCAACTTCGATCATCTCGGAAGCGACCAGTTTTGCTGGGAAAGCTATATGGAAAAACAAGGAGAAGCATCATGAAAGAAAACCTACTTAGATTTAATAAAAAGCAAAAATACATGGTCTTCGACTTTGAAACTTGCAATCTTAACTTAGTGTCCAAAGACAACAAGCCTTGGCAGTTAGCCTTTATGATTTATGAAGGTGATAAATTAATAGAATCTAACGATTACTTCATACATTGGGATGATTTAAAAATGTCTGATGGAGCAAGAAAAGTTACTGGATTTAAAGATTCTGTTTACAAGAAGAAGGCTAAGCCTGCGGAAAAAATCCTGGATCATTTTGAAAAATATCTATACGATGATGACTACATCAAGTTAGGACACAACATCTTTGGTTTTGATATTTACATTCACAATATATATCGCAAATTACTCGGCAGAAAGACTGACTATTCTTACTTAAAAAAATGTATAGACACTCTCTCTATTGCAAAAGCCATTGCTAAAGACATAAAAATCAACGAAGATGACGAGCTACTATCCTGGCAATTTAAATTAAACTCTATATACGAAAGAGGTCTAAGATTAAACTTGGGCGCTTGTTGTAAAAATTATGACGTCGAACTTGACACAACAAAATTACATGATGCACTTTATGATATCCAAAAAAATTACCAAGTATTCAGAAAAATGTTATGGAAAATAGAAATATAAAATCAATAGAAGTAGAAGAGTTGTTAAGTTTTTATCGATCTGAAATTTCAGAGCTTAAAACGAAAGCTAACTCAATAGCAAAATCCTTTATATCTCACCCAAAGGACTACTGGGACGAAAACTTAGTTGAATTTGCTGGGTTGATCGACGACCTGCTTGAAATAGAAAACACTACAAAATCTTTGGACGACTACAAAAACCAAGCAATACTATCCTTATCTTATGAGTAAATTTTTAAGTCAGTTCTCGAGCTACGAAGGGTCGGCGCCTCCAGGTGTGCGACTTCCAGAAATCAAAATCACGCAAAAGAATTATGATAGTTTGGGCCTAGACCCAAAGACTTCCAACTTTGACTTCCTGAGGGAGCTTTGCTTAAAAGGTGTCAAGAACAAAGGTATAGACAAACTGCCCAACAAAAAAGAATACTATAGTAGAGTAAAAGAAGAATTAAAAATCCTAAATGAATTAGGCTTTATTGATTATATATTATTAAATTGGGACATACTTGACTTTTGCCATAAGAGCAAAATACCCACAGGCCCAGGGCGTGGAAGTGCTGCTGGCTCGCTTATTCTTTTTCTTATAGATGTAACAAAGATAGATCCGATTAAGTATGGTTTATTCTTTGAGCGTTTTGTCAGCAAAAGCAGAGCGAAGAAGATTGAAAAAGAAGGTATTACATATCTTGATGGATCCTTGCTTGCTGATGTAGATAATGACATTGCGTACGAACATAGAGATAAAGTTATCGAGTATATTGAAAACAAATACCCCGGAAGGACTGCTAAAATCTTAACGCTAAACACTCTTAGTAGTAAATTATGCATAAGGGAGTGTGGAAAAATTGTGGGTAATTATAGCGAGATGGATATAAACGTTATTACGGCTCAGATACCCAAGCATTTTGGTAAAGTTGCAAGTATAGAGTTTGCAATAGAAGACAATGAAAAGTTTTCTGAATGGGCATTAAAGAATCAAGAAGTAATAAAGATTGCTAAAAAAATCCAAGGATTAAATAAAAACTCAGGAGTTCATCCTTCTGGCATCGCTATATCTTACGATGAACTTATTGATTTTTGTCCTGTACAAAGGACTAATGACGGAGCTTTAGTTACCGGATATGATATGAATTGGGTTTCGGAATTAATGGTTAAGTTCGACATCCTTGGACTGAGGACTCTTAGTGTTATATATAATACATGTGAGAGTATTGATTTGAACCCAATAGACATACCCCTTGAGGCTGATGAAACCTATTACCCTCTAGGGGAACTCGATTGCCCCCATGGATTGTTCCAGATTGAGGCCAGCACAAATTTTAGCGTATGCAAAAAGATTAAGCCTAGAACCCTAGAGGAGCTTAGTGCCGTGATAGCTATCGCTAGACCTGGAGCTCTTGATTTTGTCGACGATTACTCCACATACGTAAGGACTGGTGAATTTCAAAGCGTTCATGAAGTTTTTGACGAAGAGCTTAGTTACACAGGAGGAATCCCATTGTACCAAGAGCAGTTAATGAAGATGGCCGTAAAGCTTGGCTTCACACTAGATGAAGCGGAGCAGCTAAGAAGGATTGTCGGCAAAAAGAAAGTTGAAAAGATGCAAGAGTGGAAGCAAAAGATAGAAGCAAAGGTTATCGAAAACAGCTTACCAGTAGAAGCTGGAGACGTTCTTTGGAAGGTGGCGGAGGATAGTGCAAATTATTCGTTCAATAAAAGTCATTCGATAGCATACAGTACCCTTGCGGCGTGGACCATATACCTAAAGTTTAACCATCCTCAAGAGTTTTTTCTAGCGTTGCTAAAGATGACCAACTCTGAACCTACTCCTCAAGCAGAAGTTTCAAAGATTAGTCAAGAACTTCCCCAGTTTGACATCAAACTACTTCCTCCCAATTTAATTAAATCGAAAATGGACTTCTCAATCGAAGGCAAGAATATTAGATATGGATTAAGTAGTATCAAGGGTATTAGCGACAAATCACTAGACTCTTTGCGCAAATTCAGGAGCGAAGATAGCTCAACTAAGTTTGATTTATTCTTGGCTGCAAAACAAGCTGGATTAAATATAGGCGTATTGTCGGCACTGATTCAAGCAGGAGCATTGAGTGACGACCTAAGTGCCGACAGGTCCAAGTTGGTGCTGGAAGCTCAATTGTTCAACATTCTAACTGACAGGGAAAAGCGCAACTTTATTGCCTTCTCAGAAAAGGAGACGGTTGATTTGTTTGAAATCTTTAAGACGATCACAACTTCTGAATTCAAAGCTGTGGGTGACGACGGCAAGGCCTTAATGAAGGAGTCCAGATACGGAACTCTTAAGAAGAAATACGCTCCCTACAAGGATATATATTATAAAAACAGCAAAAGCCAAGACTTTGCTAATTGGTATTTTGAAAAAGCCTTACTTGGATTTAGTTATTCATCTCGCTTGAGTGAAGTTTTTAAGCACCAAACAAAGGCTCCACAAAACTCCCTACATTTCAAATCCCTAGAGCCAAGAGAGTCAGCAAAATACATATTCACAGTCGCCTTCTCAAAGAAGGAAAAATCCAAGAATGGCAATCTTTATATCAAGCTTGAGCTTGAAGATGAATTTGGTACAATCGACGCTATACTTTGCGACAATGCAAGAGAGAAAAAATGCACAAACTATTTGAAGGATAATGCTGTACCCAAAGAAGGAAATATTATCACCGTACACGGAGATAAAACTCCAGACGGAGACGCCATCTTTGTCAACCACATGAAGGTGGTAGATGAAATTATCTATATGAATTTGAAAGACTTAAAAGTATAAGTGTAACAATATGAGTATGGAAACATCACCAAACTTCACTCCTAAGTGTCAACGCATTATAGCAGATTCTAAAAATCTAGCAGAATCTCTTTTTCATGAAGAGGTTAACTGCGGCCACTTGCTGGTCTCAATCTTTTCTTCTGATTGCAGCTTCCTAAATGACTTGGTTAGAGGGTTCAACCTAAAGGTTAGTGATTTTATAGAATTCGTAGAAGGTTTTTATCTCTTTGAGGAGGCAGTCGTCGATAGCTCAGAAGCTTATTTTGGCGAAGACATTAAGGAGTTACTAACTAAATCCCATGAGTTTGCAAAAAAGATACAGAATAGCTATGTTGGCCCAGAACACTTATTCTTTTCGTTTTTGAACGACTCAAACGGAGTTTGCTCTCACTTTTTTTATGCCCACAATGTTTCTCCCTCTAAGATACTTGAAGCTTTTCTTGTTTTGTTTGACGAACAACAAGCTTTCTCCAATGAACCTACTAAAAGAAGTGATGAAGAGCAGCAGGTTCCCGCATCACAAAGAAAGCCTCAAGCTGACCCCAATAGCATGCTTGAATCTTTTTGCACGAACCTAAACGAGCTAAACCATAAAGGGTCTATTGGTAAAATTATAGGTAAAGATGCTGAGATGGACAGGGCTTGTGAAATACTTGGTAGAAAAATAAAGAACAATCTACTATTAATAGGTGAACCCGGCGTTGGTAAGACTGCAGTGGTCGAGGGTCTTGTCCAAAGAATAGGCAAAAACAAAGTTCCACCATTCTTGTTTGGAAAGAAAATATACTCGGTTGATCTAGCCTCAATGATAGCTGGAACAAAATATCGCGGGCAATTCGAAAAAAGACTTAAAGACTTAATACTTGAGTGCTCTCAAGACAAAAACATAGTATTGTTTATAGATGAAATTCATACTATCGTTGGGGCTGGTAGCGCAGAAGGAGCAATGGATGCCGCAAATATGCTAAAACCCTCGCTGGCTAGAGGCGACCTAACAGTTATAGGTGCAACCACTTTTTCTGAATACAAAAAAAATATCGAGAAAGACATTGCGCTTGTTCGACGATTTGAAAACGTAATGATAGAAGAACCTTCTGCTGATGAATGCTACCAGATACTAAAAGGAATCAAATCCTCTTACGAGCAATTTCATGGAGTAAAATATTCGCTATCAATATTAAAGAAGATAGTATCACTCTGCGAAGATTATCTTCCTGGTAAAAATTTTCCAGATAAAGCCATAGACGTGCTTGATGAGTGTGGTGCAAAATTAAAAATCAAAAACACCACTCCATCAAAAGAAATGATGAAGATCGAATCTCAGATTTATGACTTAAGCCCACAGGCTGCTAGTTCGTCAATCGAAGATGATTTAATCAATCAATACACAAAGCTAGGCGACGAATGGGAAAACAACTTCAGACAAAGTGTGACAGAAGACGACATATTAGAATGCCTTTCTTCTAAAACAAAGCTTCCAAAAGAAAACTTTGAAAATTCTAAGGACGAAAAGTTAGTTAGCTTAGGAAGAAAGCTAAACAGGGACGTGGTTAATCAAAAAGACGCAGTATCAGATATACATAAATCAATACTAAGGTTTAAACTTGGGCTTAAAGACATGAACAAGCCAATAGGTTCATTTCTCTGCCTGGGAGCTAGTGGAGTTGGAAAGACTTGGACTGCAAAAATGATAGCCAAGCATTACTTTGGCTCAGAAAAGAATATTTTGCGCTTCGACATGTCCGAATACTCGGATAAGGTTTCATCCTCAAAGCTCACTGGTGCTTCCCCTGGGTACGTTGGCTACGAAGAAGGGGGTGTACTAATTGAGGCCATCAAGAAGAAGCCGCATTGCGTATTATTGTTCGATGAAGTTGAGAAGTCGCACCCAGAAGTCCAACAACTATTGTTGCAAATACTAGAAGAAGGCGAACTCGAAGATAATTCGGGCACAAAAGTTTACTTCAAAGATACTATTATTATACTTACTAGTAATATTGGTTCCGACCTAACAACAAAGAGCTCGCTTGGCTTTTCTCCTACCCCAGTGTCTAACGATACCAAGATACATGACCTAGCAAAAAAGATACTAAGCCCAGAATTAGTTAATAGATTAGACTCAGTAATAGTATTTAATCACTTAAAACAAGACCATCTATTAAAAATATTTAAATCAGAAATCAGAAAACTATCTTCTAAATTAAGATCTAAAAAAATAAAATTGATAATAAATAGTGAAGCGGCGGAATTCATATGCGAGCAAGCATCCAAAGAAAAGATGGGCGCAAGACCACTTAAAAGATTAATCAAATCAAATATAGAAGACAAAATAGTAGAACACTACTTTAATAATCAAGAAGAAAAAGAATTGAAATTTAACTTTTTACTACAAGAAGAACAAGTTATATACAATATAGATTAATTAAAAACAAATGTCTGGAATAAATATGTGTATATTATTTTACCATGCCAGACAAAAAGATTTCAGAATTTCAGACGTTCGCAGGAGCCACAGGCGAAGATGTCTTTTTCGTAGTCGCTAGCGGAGAAACCGAAAACTCTAGCGCTAAAAACTATAAGATACCATATGGTGACTTAAAATCTGATCTCGGACTGGACGCTGGAGGAGGCGGTTCAGTTATTGGAGGAGATCAAGACAACATTAACTTTGGCGGTACTCAACCCGGAGATGTTCGAAACATAAACTTCCAACAGGGCGGCGAGAATGTCATGGTTATCAATGAAGATGGCGATGTTAATATTCAGAACGATCTTACTGTTACTGGTAATTTTGTATCTTCAACTGGTTTTTTTGAAAAGGTTATTGTTTCTAGCGACGTTCACATCTCTGGAGATCTTTATGTTACTGGCACAACACATGTCCATGAAATAATTGACACTACAGTATCTGGAACAATAAGTGGGCACACAGGTATTTTTAATACTTCTAGCGGCAAAACCGGATCTTTTACAGAGTCTTTGACTATAAGCGGTTTCTCTGTTCTTACTGGTTTTGAAATCCCAGGAGGCGGTTCAGTTATTGGAGGAGATCAAGACAACATTGACTTTGGTGGTACTGACCCAGGAGATGTTCGAAACATAAATTTCCAACAGGGTGGCGAAAATGTTATGGTCATCAATGAAGATGGCGATGTTAATATTCAGAACGATCTTACTGTTACTGGCAACATTAGCGGCGGCATTATCAGCGGCAAGACTGGAGTTTTCACAGAGACATTATTGTCTGAAAATACTTTAGGAAACAATGCTTCGTTCACAACTTCTTTATTGATTAGCGGAAAGCCAGTGTCTACTGGGGCTGGCGGAACAGTGGGCGGGTTACCAGTCGTAGGAGGGGATCAAGATAATATTGACTTTGGCGGCACCGAGCCTGGAGATGATCGTCCAATTAATTTCCAGCAGGGCGGCGAGAATGTCATGGTTATCAATCAAGATGGTGATGTTAGTATTCAGAACGATCTTACTGTTACTGGGAATATTAGCGGCGGAATTATCAGCGGCAAGACCGGAGTTTTCACAGAAAGCCTTTCGGTTAGCGGGGTCAGTGTATTAACAGGTAACCAGCAAGCATCGATTCAATGGCTTGAAGATATAGGAAACGGCCAATTAACGGTCAAAGAAAGTTCTATTGATGGAATAAACTTCACTAATACTAAATGGTACGACACTATTCAAGCTGGCGGAGACATTTATTACGACGAAGGAAATGTGGGCGTTAATAACAATAATCCTCAAGCCGAATTGGATGTAAGCGGGGATATTTACTCTGAAAGAATCAAGATAGGTAACGTTATAGTTTATTCTGACAATAACGACAACCTTGTATTTGATACTGAATAAATAAGAATTTAAAATGTCTGAAAACAAAAAAATAACGGACTTAAATCCGTCAATACCTAAAAATGGATACGCCTTTGTAGCTGCTACTGGTGCGGAAAACTTTAGAGTTTCTTATTCTGATTTATCTGAATACAGCTCTATAGGAACAAAGAGCGGATCATTTACTCAGTCTTTAACTATTAGCGGCGAAACAGTTCTTACTGGTGATGCCCTTGATCCTAGATTCGATGATCTTAGTGGTCAGCTTGTTGCGACTGGAGCGTTGCTGGGACAATCCTTGCAGGTGCTAAGTGGTGCCTTGGATGCTAGTGGTCAATTACTGGACGATAAGGTTTCTAGCGTAAGTGGTGCCTTGGATGCTAGTGGTCAATTTCTGGAAGCTGAAATTATAAAAATCAATGATGGACTTGAATTAGTTTCTTCTTCATCTTTTGTTTTCTTTTCTGACGCCCTGAACAACGGTGGGGCCACTTTTAAAGTTTACAACCCAACTCCTGTTCCAGATGTTTATTTGTCTGATGTTGTTGTTGATTTTGCGAACGACATGAAAGTTTCAATACGCTGGGATGGGCCGCCGGACGATTACATAGGTACCGGTTATATTAATGGAACTCAAATACCAATCAGTAATATCACTGAGCTTGGAGATAAAACGCGCCGTTTTGAAGGTTACTTAGACAACTTGGATTTGGCCGGAGATAATAGAATTACCGGATCATCTAATGGTCGCACTGGATATCTTAATTTATTCGAAATTGGAGTTGGCATACTGGCTGAAGACATTTCTATTGCCGCTGTTAATACCGCAATTCCTTCTCCAGGAAGCAACCTTGGAACCACTCATTTAAAAAATGGGGACACTGTTGACATAGAAGTAGTTTACGATGCAAACAACTTTTTCCACCCACTTCAAGTGCCTGCTTCTATTAATATTTATAATGAAGCTCTTGCTCAACAATCCACACACACAAACTTGGCATGGCACGACTCTGCGCTGGGAGCTGGATTTAGCGGTGTAACTCTTCCAGTTGTTGTAAGTAATAGAGATGGAGATCTTGGAGTTTGCATTGATTCAACCAATAATGCAGGCGTTGTTGCTGCAAAACAATGCTCTACAGAATTCGCCGGACCTAACAGAACTCGGCCAGTTGACAATGTTGCGCCAACAATATCATTTGGCACAGTTGATTACCCAATCAACCAAGGCGCGCTAAAATTAAATGAAACTGCGACGGTAAATCATACCATAAGTGATGCCGACACATACTCTTATAGCTCTAATATTGGTGAGTTAAACATCATTAGTTCAACCCTTTACGAGCCAGCAAAATCTGTATCTCGTATAAATGGTGATTACAACGTATCAAACAATAATTTTAACGTCATAGCCACAAAGACTACGAATGGTATTATCGTTTCAAGCGCAACCAATGTAAAAATTGCAAATACCGCGCTTCAACTTAGCATACCAAACCTTAATGGAAACATACAGAGCGGGCCAACTCCAGGTGCTACTTATAACTTTAACTTGAACAGCGATCAAATTTTTAACGCCTCACCCTCGTTGTCTTTAGATGCTTCTCAAAATCCTATTTCCTCTCTGGTTCATTCTTCTCAGGGAACAGGCCCAACTTCAAACTCTTTCGCCTTAACGGTTGAAGATGAAGATGCAAAAGGAGCCTTTAACTGGACTGTCTCTGCCGTCAACCTTGCGGGTTTAGTTACAACTCAAGTAGCGCCCAGCTCGTATAATTTAAGAGGTTTCAGCCTAAGGGATACAATTTCTGATCCAGGAAGAAACGATGGATTAGGTAGAGGACTACATCCGATAGGCACAAGCGTATTTGACCCGAACAATGTAACCTTCGAAAATCTTGTAGAGCCTGGTAATGGTCCAAACGGTGGAACTCTTTATGCTTACAAAAGTTTTGCAAACGGAACTCAACTAAATGATGCCATGGATTTTGTTCATCAATTTGCTATTTGTGACGTAAATGCAAATTTTTCCACCAATGGAAACTATATTTATAACTTAGATAAAACTCGCAGAGATGCAAATAACGCTCCCGGAAATCCGGCCGTAGCTAAGATTGAGGAAAACTAATATGGGTAATATTTTTGAAGATTATGTAAGCGCTAATTTAGGTATACGTAAACCTTTTATTTTAGACGTCGGACTTCCCTCTGCAAGCCCTAAAGCTGCCGGCATAATAGGTACCCAATATATTGACTCTGACACTTATTTTCTGTACGAGAAAACTGGTGAAAATAATCAAACTGATTGGGTTAAAATAGGTGAAATTGGTCAACCCAGAGGGCAGCTTCCTAAAGGAATAGATGGATCAGTACAATTTAATAGCGGAGAATCCTTTGGGGGCACACTAAATTTAACATACGATTATGATAAAGGATTACTTAGCGGCGAAAGCGGCCACTTCAATTCGCTTCATTCGGATTTTATCACTGGTCAAACTGGACATTTTGGAGAAGAACTTTCTGTAGGAGATCCATCTCAGGAAGATGTTTTTGTTGTTGAGGATGGTAATATATCGCTTGCTGGCAGTGCTAATTTTTCTGGCCCTATAAATGGGCCAAGCATTCAGGCTGATACGGGCAAATTCAATACTCTTTTTGTGTCTGGAGATGCTCATGTTTCTGGCGATTTTTACGTTAGCGGAACAACTTATGTTCAAGAAATAATAGACACAACAGTGTCTGGCAGCATAAGTGGTTATACTGGCATTTTTAATACCACAAGCGGAAGGGTTGCATCTTTTACCGAGTCTTTGACTATCAGCGGAATTTCTGTTGCGACTGGAGTTGGTGGTACAATCGGCGGGTTTCCAGTTATCGGGGGCGACCAAGACAATATTGATTTTGGCGGCACGGAGCCTGGAGATGTTCGAAACATAAATTTCCAACAGGGTGGCGAAAATGTTATGGTCATCAATGAAGATGGCGATATTAATATTCAGAACGATCTTACTGTTACTGGCAACATTAGCGGCGGCATTATCAGCGGAAAGACTGGAGTTTTCACAGAGTCCTTAACAATAAGCGGTT